ACATTAGCTGATCAGGCGGTAATTGAGTTTGAAGGATTGAATGAACATTCCTTACAAATTGCACAACAACCCATACCGGGAGCTGATTTGGCTCAGTTACAGGAAGCCTTTGAAAGTTTCCTTACAATTCCTTCGGAAACAAGTGTTGACGAGACGGCGCCAGCCGGCGAGGAAACCCAAGTCGAAGACTCCCAAGGTCCTGAAATAAAGGCGACTGTTGAGGCCGGTTCTTTGGCCGAAACAGAGAGCCGTATTTCAGAATCTCGGGAGTCTGAGCTGAGCACTACGGAAATACAAACTGCAGAGACAGATGTCGAGGCGTCAGCCGAGACCCAAGTCAAAGACGGGACCCCCGTCCCGGCTTTGCTGTCCCAAGAGAAAGATAGAGCGTCCGACGCTACCGAGCAGCAAGCCGAGCCGAAGGCAAAGGCGCCCGCTGCGGAGGTAGCTGAGGACGTAGATGCGGAGATTGAAGAGATAATCTCTGCAGATTCTGCGGAGAATATTCAGGAAGAAGAGGAATTCATTATTCCGGGCATAAACGGGCCTGTAATAGAGCCAACTACCCAAACTGATACATTGGCTGCCTCAGAAGAAGAAACGGGCGTAGAGGAGCCTACAGAGCCTTCAGAACCCATAAAATTGGATGAAGCAGACTTAGAGAAAGCACGGATCACGGCAGAAGAGATTCAGAGCCTTTTAAAAGAAGAAAATGTAACTCTGGATGATATTTCTTTTACCAGTGAAAATACACAAGAACAGTTTTTACAAAAGGTAGAAGAATTTGATGGGGATATTCGTTTAGCTGCGGAAGATTTTCTAACTCGTTTGGAAGTTACGCATGGTGAAAGCGTCACCAGGTCTCCAACTAATCGAGTAAATGAGGAAATAGAAACTGAATTAATAGAGTCTACTCAGACTTTACTGAGTGGTAAAAAGTTAAAACCTACACTAATTAATCGTTTAAGTAACAGTGTTGACTTTATATCTGAGCCACTAGTACGACATTTAGCTGCATTAGTAGGTCGGAATAAACTTCCAACATCTAATTGGACAGAAAAACAGCTATTAGATACGAGAAATGACCTTAAAGCACGGTTTATCCAGCTTAAACTTCCGACTCAGATCTTACAAGGTATACAAAATAGTCGGGAAACAGTGAATTCTCTACTTGCTGCTGTCCCGAATGTATTCTCTACGTTGAATGAGCGAGGTACTAGGTCTAAATTCTACAGAGATATTGATGCAAGCTTCAAAGAACGCCAAGGATTCAATGGAGTTATAAATTTTGTTAATAACTTTGTAGTAACTTTTAATGATCTTCATCTAGGATTGTTAAATGATTTAGAAAATCCAAATAGTCCCTTTAACAAGGCAAATAGGGGAGCAGAAGGTGCTGCTATCGCACGAAGACTGCAGGAATACAGTTTACAATTCTTATTTCAAGCAGAGAATGGGGAAATAGATGAGAACTTCGCTACTATTATGGCGCTTGAAGCGGGTAATTGGTTAGTAGGAAATGGTGCTGGCACAGTTAATAAGACAAATGATTCAATTAACAGTCTCTTAGGTCGCTCATCTGGAGTTGAAATTACTAACTGGGAGAGAGAACGCTTTGGAAATGGCACTCTTGCCACTACAGTTATCACAAACATTGGTAATAGAGTACTTAGACAAGCAAATATTGCACTTAAGAACAAAGTTGACCTAGATCCACTGTTTGAAGAAAAATTAGCAGTTTCTATCGGTACTATGGTAGTTAGTACCTTAAAGAAGATGGATAGAGTAGAATTACATCCTATTGAAGTTGGGTTGCGAACTAATCTTAGTAATCAGGTTGTTGATACGGCTGTTAATCCGAAAACCATAATGTACTTAATACACAACAAAACACAAAGTACGGATCCAAATCAGGTAGGGTTTTATCAGGAAGCTGTAATTAACGAACAATTGAGAACTCAATTTCAGCAAGCCCGGCGACTTATGCGGGATGTCTTCTCTATTGATGCATATCAACGAGGACCGTCTGATAGCGCTCCGCCTGGGCCCACACATTATCAACATAGTTCAAGAGCTGCTCCTGTAAAACATACAAAGAATTTGGAAAAAAATTCCAAACACCCATGGCGCCTTATTCCGTCGCATATTAAAGAATTTAATACGTGGACGAAAGAGCGTATGTTACAGGTCATGGGACAAAAGACTGAACAACAAATTGAAACGACTATTCATATTGATCATCGCTCTTCTATTGAATCTAAAAATGCACGGAATATTAGGTCTTACAATGATTTAACCCATGCTATTAATGAATGGGGTACTGATGAATTTTATTTTGGACATCTTTTAATCAGCACTGGGCGTAATATGATCGATAGCAATATGATCAATCCTCAGGGTGATAAATTACACCGAGCCACAATGAGCATGTCAACCCATGCCATTACTTTAAAGTCCACAAGCTTACGTCCTCAAGGTATTAATCACACAAACTTGAATAAATTTAAGAGTGGATTAGCATTTGCTTTAGATATTGATTCCAGTGTTTTAACCACAGATGAAGTTATTACGGCTTTTGATGCTCGAATTAACAGTGAAGATTATCAAGCAGCTTTGACAATAATGAGAGCAGAGCGAGCTGAAAGTGTTCAGTATACAAAAGAAGAGATGGATACTATTGCTCTTGTCTTGAGTGAAGATGATGGACCCACGTCACTTATGGCGTTACGTGCTTGGGCAGATCTGTTAAGAGCGGGTGATCAGAATAAAAGACAAGTAACAGTCACTGCACCAGATGAAGCTGATGGTAAGACCAACGGGTATACTTCATTGTCCATGCAAATTGTACCGAATAATAGAAGTATTCTAAATACACTCGTGAGTCAGTATCAAGCAGGTGGTATTTTCTTCCGCAGGGATATTTACAAAGAGTATCCTGATTTTGCTGGAGAAAAAGGTACTAATGATAATTATCAGCAAGTTATTAAGGAGATGGAAAAAATTGTAGAGGCCATGCGTAACGGTCAGAAGATTGTTCTACAGAATCCGCCTTTAGATAATTTTGGAAAAGAATTACCAGTATTGCCCGATCGTCGACTTAATTTTGATCCTATTGGTTCAATAGAGAGGAATGTATTCATTCATTTGGATCGAAGCTTTGCAAAGTCACCATTGATGATTGGAGCATATGGTTCACAATATCAATCAATTCGTAAAGCCAAAGCGGAAGATCAAGTTAGGGAAGCTAAAACAGAATTAGCTCTCGCAGGTGGGGAAGTTGTTACTGAAGAAAATTTGGAAGAGGCAAAGAAAGCTTATGCTATTCTATTAACTCGAAACCAGATTGTGGCACAAACCGGTCAAGGTAAAGAAACAAATGGCCAAGTAATGTATGAAGAACGCTTAGCTTCCATGGCCAATATTACAACAGTAGAAGCTTTTTACAAACTCCGAACTTCACATAAAATACCGGTTCAATTTTGGACAGAATATAGCATAGCAACAGATATGTTATTCGGTCATGCCTTACAGGCTGACTTAGAAGTCCGTATGATGGGTTTTTATGATCTACGTAATGATTTGAATGATGCAGCCTGGCTGGCCAATAGAATATTTGTATCTGATTATAAACGGAGAGTGGCTCATTTTGAAAAAAGAAATGACGCTTTTCTTTCAGAAAAAGATCGTCAAACAATCCTTCGCAGTATGCGGAAACAAGGATTATTTCCAATTGTTAAATCGGCATTGTCCAACACAATTGAAGATGGTATTGAATTAACCAATTTCCAAAGAGAACCTATTGATATCAAGGCTGCTCGTGGTAGATCTTATTTTTCAGAAAAAGAACAAATTAGTGATACTGGATATCGCACTGATGGTAGTAGTTTTACTCCATCCTCAACTCATTCATTGACATCTGCTGTGACCACACCGACTCCTAATGCAGAAGTAGGCGTACGTGCAGTTGTAAATTTAATCTTATCTTCCGATGGTAGTGTTATGAGCAATACCATGGGTCAATATGCTGCCCTGGGATTACATGATGCTATATATATGAGCCCAGAAACAGTGGATGAAGCAGGTACCTTTGCAAATCAACAGTTTGCTGAGGTTCATGAAAATTGGAATATGCCTGCAGAGATATTAGTGACTTTAGAAAGAATGTTACGGTTGATCGCAAAGAAAGATTCACGCCTCTCTGAAGCTGATAAGATAGAAATCTACCAAGATTTTCTAGCACATCGTACTAGGTTTGGCACTGTAGCAAAAACAGATACAACCCCGCCTATTATTTCTTTTAACACATGGATTGCAGACTTAAGGACAGCTATTGATGAAAATACGGAAGGGCGGAAAAAACTCCATCAGCAAATTTCCCATGTGGCTAACTTTGCTAAAGAAGGGACCTCTCACTCAGTTTCCGATGCTACGGGGACGACAGTCCCAGTCAAAACACCGGAACTTGCGGAAGCGGCGGAGACGTGGAGAGCCGGATTAAAACAGTTACAGGTAGAAGAACAAGAACGAGCTTGGACTGTTAAAAAAGATGCCATTATTGTTAAATTACATACTGCTATTCATAATGACGGGAATACAGATGACATACTCCGGGATTGGTTTACTGCTACAGACAATATGTATCAGCCCAATGCTGAACATGTCTTAGATGTCTTATTTGGCGCCTACCAAGATTTATTTAATGAAGATACGGATATTACACGTCTACGTGAATTGATCAATGTTACCCGAGCACAGCTTACTCTCCCAGATGGTATAACCGGTGAACCTCGAGCCATTCAAGTGAAAATGGCTGATTCTGCGGATATGGGAGTCACTGATGGTCGATACGATCCAGATGCTGGCATTATTTTCCTACGCAGTGATGCACGTAATTATATGGATACACTGATGCATGAGATTGTACATGCCAGTGATGTTCGTGCATTAGAAAATCTGAGGAACGAAAAAGAAGAGGATTTCAATCAACTCTTAAAAGAATCTTTGACTTGGGCCCGGAGGAATGTCGCCGCTGCTGACGGCACCGCTGCAAGACTCGCTTCTCTCACCATTCTTAATACAGAAGATGACGTGTGGGCGGTTGCTGAATACATAGCCTGGTTAAATACGTCCCTGGAAGTTGTGGAAGGCCGGCAAGAATTTGTTTTTGGAATAGAGGGCAATACTGCACTCAATGCTTTAACACGAGCCTTACAAACTTCTCCAAATAATAAAGCGCTGTATTCTGCCAGTGAGCAAGAGATTGATCAAGCCCTATTTGAAAAGGTAGATGCTCAGAATCTTACTGCTGAAAATTTAACCACTTTATTTGATAAGTTGAAAGCAATTGATACAGTTACTGTTACAGATGGTACCCAGCGGCTGTTTGATAATTTGATTAAGAATTTCTTACATGATGGTTTGCAATCAATTGATACTATTATTTACAAGCTTGCTACGAAAACAAATGGTGAACGGAATATCGGTAAAGTTTTATTGGATGAAAACCAGGCAGTCACATATCTACAGACTACTTCTAAGAATTACTTTAGCAGTCCATTGGAACAAAGTGCCCAGGAATTAGGTATCCACGAGATCTTACATAGTATTTTCAAACATGCTATTAATCAGGATGTTCCGACTCAGTTAGCAATAACAGAACTACTTGAATTTGTATTTGAAGCCTTGGGTCCAGATGGTTGGAAAGCATTTATGCCAGAAGTTTCCATTGATCAGGCATTAGATGAAAAATTAGCGAAGCAACGGTATGATCACATCTTTTCACCAGTTCGAGGGAAGACTGAATTAAAGAATGCTAATCAGCATGAATTTATGGCTATTGCTTTGAGTAATCCCCAATTTATTGAGATTTTAAAAGGGTTGGATTATACAAATAATAAGCCTGTAGCGGAAGTTGGCATTATTGCATATCTTCTAAATCTATTGAAACAAGCTTTGAATTTTTTGAAACGGGAAGCTACTTTAGCAGATCCAAAGAATATGCATGAAGCAGTCACTGTTTTGGCAGGTGAAATCATTACTGTGAATCTGGCAGCACAGAAGACCACTGCTAAAAAACTTAGAACAGCTCATGCCAATAGCAAAATAAATAAAATGAATGATGCTGTTACTCACCAAGTAGCCAAGTTTACTGCGGTACAGCTTCAAAAATGGGCAGAACGAAATGAAAAGACGGGAGCTGAGACAGATGCACTAGTAGCAGAGAAAAATGTTTTATCTGGTTTAATATTGGCTACGAAGACTGCCACAGCTAACAGTTTGCTTGGTGCTAAAGATGCTAAGCAATTCCGTGAAGCCATGGAGACAGCGCTCTCTGGATTAAACAAGAATGGTCATATCTATCAATGGTTAACAGAAATTTTACCTTGGGCCGATCGTAACAGAGATTATGTCGATTTAATTAGAACAGCTTCAACAGAAATTGATACCTTGAATCAAGAAATTGTAGCTCATACACGTAAAGGTTTATTAGAGTATTTTGATCCAAAATCAATAGAACGTACAATCGCAGTACGTGAAGCAATAAGTCAGGTATTTTTAGATACGGATTTATCTGCATTAATGTCGGGGTCGTTAGCATTACTTTCTGGTCAAATATTAAATTTGTTATCGGATCCAAATTTAATTACTCAACGGATTTTATCATTAGAGGCTGCATTGGACCGAACTGCTCCTGCAGAACTTGTTTCTGCCTATAATGATCAAAGTAAAAGTTTAGCTAGAATACAAATGCGAGGCATTAGTGATTTAGTTGAAATGCCGATGACAAACATAGAAAGAATTGTAAAACAACATATGTTTGAGGCAAAAGATCGAATTGAAGTTCCCAATGAAACAGAGATAATCGATATTCTGGATCATTTGACTACCTTACACGCTTTACAGTATGTAAGTCCAAATACCCTTTCTACTGTTTTTGATATCATGGAGCATGAAGCTAATAGACCTGTTATTTTGAATGGTTTTACTGGTATGTTAACAACTATGCTCAATTATAAAAAATTGGCCATGGAGCAGAATTTCAGTAAAAATCCTCGAAATATGTGGAAAGGACATACTGCTGAATTATTTGATGAAGACCTACAGTTAGAAACTGTTACAGATACACCAAAGAATCGTTTAGAGATGTCTCGGAGGAATTTCACTTTGGTATCAGAGGATCCGTTACCCCGAGATATAGATGACCCGTTGCGAAGTGTTAATACCTTACTGTATAAAAATAAAAAAGGTATTGCTCCATATCAAGCTGGCTTAATAAGTTTGCAAGATCAAAAGAAGGTAGGTACCGGACTATATGATTCATTTTTCCAAGCTGCACCTGGCGGAACAAGTAAACGGCGAATAGCTGCGGTAGCCCACAGGCAATTTAAACAGCTTCGAGCAATAAAATTACAGAAAGCTTATGCTCAACAAGTTGGAGGTGCTGCTGTATCTGATGGACCTAAAATGATACCTCTTTTCGATGAGAATGACGTTATGATCGATTCTCGTTATATCATGTCTCGAGCTACGAAAAAAGAACATTTGAAGCGTCGGGATATGTTTGATGAATTGATACCAGCAATGTTTGCCACAATTAATAATAAAGCCAAAACTTTAACTTTGAATGAAGAAGCTGTTAAGGCAATGCATGATGATTATCTTGAAAATAAGGATAATGAAGATGTTCGCTTCCTAGCTGTAGGCCGTAACGTCAAAAGTGAAGAAGGTCGACGGTTATGGGATATATTACCAAAAGCCACTCAGATCTCTTCTGAGGCGCTCTGGGGTGCACAATTAATGTACATTCGAGATGACGCTGCGAATATGGTACTCGGTCTTCGTAAAATGTCCATTGCTAACAATCAATTTCTGGGTTCCAGCGCTCCTATCGTTGCACAAGCAGAAAAATTATGGCAAGAATGGATCCAATGGGAACGGTTGAAGATTGCAGTACTTAATCCAGTTGTAGTGTTTGGCAATATTATTTCAAACTATATGTTATTGCTGTCACAGGGAATTCCTCTTAAATACATTAATCGAGGAATGAAACAAGCAGTCCTGGGAATGAACAAATATCGTTCAGATCTCAGAAAGCGTAATAAATTACAAATGGATATTAATAATTTAAAAATCTTAGGTCAACCCACACGAATGATGGAAGCTCGCTTAGCTCGTTTCGAGGCTGCCTTACAAGTTAATCCAGTAAGGAAGCTTGTTGCTGAAGGACTCTTTACCAGTATTGTAGAAGAGTTTGGTTTTGATGAACAATCAACTCGTAAGAAACTTACTACTCGATTAATGGATAGAATTGGAGGAGTAGCAGGATCCAAGTCAGTTGCCAAAGTAACAGCAGAAGCATTTATGTTTCCAGGGTCTAATACTTTCCAGTTTGCTCTGCTTGCGACACAGTATGGTGACTTTGTGGGCCGATTTATCAAATACAATTGGGATACTCAGGTAATGAAGATGGATGAACGGAAAGCAATCCATGAGTCCCTGGATACATTTATTTACTACAATCTTCCACAGAATAAGATACTATTAGCATTGAATGATAATGGCGCCTTGATGTTTACAAAATTCTTCTTTAGAATTCAACATATTGTTCTTAGAACATTCAAACGGAACCCTGTACAAACGTCATTAGTATTTGGTTTACAGCAATTAACAGATAACAAATCTGCAGAAGAAAACATTTTGAATTATGCTTTTTTGAATGGTGGTACTGGTAAATTCAATCCGTTTATTTGGGATAGAATTGGATTAGAGGCATTAGAACCTACTATTTGGCGTTGGTTTAGTTGGCTTCCAAAAATATTTTGGAACCCAGACAGCACATAAAATCATGTATACTAGTGTTAAAATTGCATCAATATTGGTAGAATAGTTTATTATGATTTTACAGAATGTTTTACAACCCGTATTTACAGAGCCTTTGATGCCTAATGGACAACTTTGGCCTGATCAGGCACCAGCAGAAGCATTGTATAATGTAGATGGTGAGGCACTTAAATTTGTCGATGGAGATTATATTGAAACAGTGGACTAAAAATATAGCATTACTTGCTCTCGCCTTCTCTTTATCTGCTCAAGGACAATTAGTTACAGATAGAAATGAAGCAGCATCTGTAAATGAAACTGACGTATTTTATATTGTTGAATCAGATGGTTTAACAGATTGGAAATTACCATTTTCCGTACTTCGGAGTGAACTTGATCCTGGATATCTAATAAATGATGGCAGTGTACCTTTGACAGCAAATTGGGATATTGGAGCATATACAATAACGGGTACGCAATTTGTAAGTGATATTCCTACAGGAACTGCTCCACTTGTAGTAGCTTCTACTACTGAGGTGGCTAATTTAAATTCAGCAACAGCAGGCTTAGCAACAACTGTTACTACAAATGCTAATTTAACAGGGCACGTAACTTCAACAGGAAATGCGGCAATACTTGGTTCCTTTACACTGGCTCAATTGAATACAGCTATTTCTGATGGAAGTGCTGGAGCAGCATTTGATACGATTTACACTGCCGATGATAACTATGGTATTGGCACAACGGCTGTTGATTCTATTACCACGGGTGATCGAAACATTGGTATTGGAACTAATGCATTAACTACTAATAATTCTGGTGCCGACAATATTGCGATTGGGATGAGGGCTTTAGATACTCAAAGTGGTAATGCACATAGAAATGTTGCCATTGGTACTGATGCAGGTACTGCAAATATAACAGGTGATGACAGTGTATATATTGGATTTGAAGCTGGATTAACTGGTACTGCAAATGGACAAGTTAATATAGGACCTCATGCTGGTGGAGGTAATGGGACAGATAGTATTGCCATTGGCCATGATGCAGGAGAAACCGCAAGTTCAAATTCAAATTCAATTATGATTGGAAAATGGGCCGGTCAAGATGCTGACGCGGCTAGTCAGGTTTTAATTGGTTATCAAGCAGGAATTTCATCTGATGGTTCGCTCAATACAGCACTTGGTTATGCAGCAGGAAGTGGATTAACCAGTGGTGCAGCGAATACATTGCTTGGCGCGAACGCTGGTGACAACGTTACTACAGGTGGTGAAAATATTGTTATTGGTTATTTGGTTGATGCTCCAAGTGCTACAGTAAGCAGACAAATTCAAATTGGGTCCAGAGCAGCCGTTCCAACTATTACAGGTAGTATGGGTACCTATATTGATGAAGACGTATCAGGATTAAATACTACTATTAATGGGTCATCTGCAATGCCTGGTGCATCTACTTTTCTTGACGGTGGAGATTTAATTTTAAATGGTGGAGCAGGAGCAACTACAGGAATCGGCATTGGTGGTGATTTAATTCTCAATGGTGGTTTGAAAGGTGCTACTGGTACTCAAGGTAAAATTGTTCTAAATGACGTATATAATGTTGCTGCAGTATACACAGTAGCTACACTACCAACACCTGCAGTTGGTGATGTAGCAAGAGTATCAGATGCAGATACACCCGCAATGGGTTCAACAGTATCTGGTGGTGCGGCTGCAGCGGCATTGGTCTGGTATAATGGCGCTAACTGGACCGTTATCGGAATCTAAAACGAATAGAGTAATAACTGAGGAAATAAAATGAAACTTTTAACTATATTACTGATTACCCTTTTAACGTTTACTCCTGTCTCTGTTTTGGGTGCGAGTGAAGTCGCTAATGCGGGGGCTGTACTTGATGCTCTTGCAGACACTAAAGGTAAAATTTTAGATAATCCAACAAAGTTACGTATCGCTGAACGGTTTATTGATAGAGAGGGTGATTCCAGTCTAACCAATGAACAAAAGGCAGCAATTTTTAATGATATGCTGATTGCTTTGATTCAGAATAATTTAGGTGCTCATGTAGCCGGCGATGTCCGAGAAGCTAACGAAAGTACTGCTCAAGCAGCGGGCCAAGCAGCGGCGGATGAACTGTAACATGGATAGTGGAGCTTGGTTACAAAGGACTTGGCGTCCTTTTACTATGATTGTTTTTGTTTTTTTAGTAGCAGCTCGTTGGTTAGGACTTTCAGCAGACGATATTCCTGTCGAATTAGAAATGAAGATGATGGGAATTATCCAACTTGTTATGGGTGGATATGTTATTGGCAGATCTGGGGAAAAAATTATTAATAAGTTGGATTTAACAAAGAAAGAATAGGAGCACGACATGGTTGAGAGAACTATACATAATGATACTGTAAAATTACTGGATAATGAGGCAGGACCAAAAGAATTTCGTGTAACTTATGCTCCCGCTAGATTAGCCGTTTCAGGAGCAGGAACTCTAAAATCCTGGCAAGGTAATGCATTTGATGCTGGAGTTGCTTTTACAGAAACACAAATAATTACTGGACCTGGGCGGTATCAAATTACTTTAGGTGGTGCAGGATATGCTACCATACAAGAATCACCATTGGGGTGATATTAAATTACGTATCTGCTTAGGTACGTTAAAATCTCTCGCTGCTCGGAATGAGTGGCAATTTCCAGGCTGATGCCTGTGGATAAATTAAGGAGTTATAATTATGCGTAATGTAAGAAAAGATACGGTAGTCGCGGCAATACCTGCAGCGAGCTATCTTGAATTTTTCCAACAGCCTGGAAGTAATAAAGCAGCAGCGCCAGCTCATGGTTTGTCTACGCTGTTTGCAACTGCAGCTCAAGGAGTTCTCGCTGGTACAGCCCTTCAACCGGAGGATTTGGATACTTTTGGTGAACTTCAGGCGCTTGTAGCTGATGCAACTGTTTTACGACAGACTGCAATTGATACTTTGTCTGAATTAAATGCTATTGTCGCTGATGCTACAATAGTAGATACCGCAGATAATCGCCTTGGTGCAGCTATTGCTGCTGGTCTTGGCTTTACAAGTGGTTCAGGTGTCTTACATCACACTTCTATTCAGAAGGTTGGTGATTTCTTCAAGACTGAAATTTATGTAGATCTGACTGATCTTAAGTCATCTACTACTCTTGTGGATGTTATTGGTGTTGAAGGCGCTGACGTTGCCGTTAATGGTTCTTTCACAGGTGATACAGATTGGACCAAGGGTGCTGATTGGACTCTTCCCGGTACGGTAGCTACTGCTGCTCCTGGTGTTGGTACAGTACTGGAACCTGCTGTTGCTTTAACAGTTGTTGCGGGCTTTACGTACGAACTTACTTATACAATGAGTGGGTTTGCTGCGGGTACATGCGTAGCTTCCATCGGTGGAACAAATTACACCTCTCGAGGTTCTGATGCCACGTTTGTAGAACGGGTAATTGCTGGCGATACTACGAATTTGAAGTTTACTTCGGATGCTGCTGCTGATTATGACATTGATAATGTCACATTAACATTGATTTCTCCAGCACATATCGGTCAAGTTACTGCTGTTTTAAATGGTACAATTTTCCGTGGTACGATCACATGTCTGGAAGCTCCAGCCACTGGCGTAACGGATATTGACTTTTACTCCTCAGCCGCTGCTGATTTGCTTTTGTTGAACTTCGATGATGATGGTGCTGCTGGAACTGAGCAAATACTTCATGCTCACGGTGGAGCCTGGTCTGCAGATATCAATGTTCGTGTTGATCTCTCGTTGCTTCCTGCTGCTGATGAATACATGTATTTTGTTAATGGTGCAGCCGGTACAGTTGGTACATTTACTGCTGGCAAGTTCCTTATTGAACTTTGGGGTGTGTGACTGCAGATAAGAATAATAATAAGCGTTGATGATGGGGCTACTTCGGTAGCCCTATTATTTTATCTAAGATATCTTTCACTGATTGACTCATTTCCCGCTTTAATCCGGATAGCTCACTTTTCCGTAACATGAATCTGGCTACGTTTTGTAAGCGCTTCTTATTGGTAATTTCATTTCCCCACTCTTTAAAATATTGAGGAAGTTCTGAAGCTAAGATAAATTGGATATATAGTAAATTTCCTTCAATCATAATAGCGTCATAATGTTCATCAGAAGCTCGAGCCATTACGACAGGTTTACTACCTTGTCCTGAACGGTAGAGCCCATATAAATATTGTGGTATTTTCTCTTTTTTAGCCATGTGAGTGTAATACTCCTGTAAGATTATATTGTTCGAGATATGTTCTCTTCCATGTATTTGGTGCTAATGTGCGAGCAAAATCATATGCAGTATATGTTTTATCTAAATATTCATGTTCTATAATTATTCTCAGAACACCTTTTACGTATTTGATATTCGACCAAGTACTACTTTCAGGATCTAAATTTAATTTAATCTGGATCCCCGTTGTAATATTTAATTCTCTATGAACAAATTGAGTTATACGGTTTTGAAATGTAGCATTATACCAATAATAAGGATGTACCCATTTTGGATTTATTGGAATTCGTATTTCTAATTCTTCATTTATTGGACGATGTGAGCAGACTAACATCTTTATTTTAAGTTGTTGACATAATTCCCATAAATGTTTTTCAACTATAGTGCCCGGATCATTTTTCATAATTGTACCTGTATTTGTTGAATAAGGTGTTTGGGCATAGGTGGTGGTACTGCATTGCCTAGCAGATGGATGGCTTGATCAATACGACTGGGGAGTTTGTAAGATGGGGGGAATACCATCGCACTTTGAATTTCTCTGACTGTAAGCATTCTGCATCTTTCTCCATCGACAAGGAGCCAACGGGCTTTTGTAGTGATAGTACCAATTGGCCGGTCCAATGATCTACCTGTAAGTCCACTTCCTGCTGAATAGAAAGGTGTAAGGAATTGTAAACCACATCTAGTTCGCCCGCTACGAATGCTCTTAAGTGTTTGAAGGCTACGACCTGGTTTATGTATGGGAGACCAGCTTCCTGTTCCAAAGTCGATAAATGAAGAGGCCGGTACCAAGTTTTCACTAGGTTCGGACAAATTAAGTTCGTTACCAAGATTTCCGCACACAAATACTCTAACTCGGTTCTGAGGTACTCCAAAATTGGCTGCATCATATATTCCTGTAGTAATGTGGTAACCCAAAGTTTTAAGTGCGAGTTCCCAAGCTGGGTACAAAGACCAGGTTAGAAATTCTTTTACATTTTCAACCAAGAATGTCTGAGGTCTTTTTACCTCACATGCCGACACGACTGCCCAGGCTGTCGCCCGGGCCGCGTCGTGTCTCGGTTGTTCCTTTCCACGAGCTGCACTATGTCCCTGACAGGAAGGAGATGCCAGTAGTAGATCGTGGTCCGGAACTTTTGTCCAATCTGCCTGATGTAGGTCTTGACAGAGATGGATCATGAAGGGATGATTCTGCTGATGTACATCAACAGCCAACGGCCAGTGATTACCGGCCCACAGGACCGTACAGCCCGCTTGAGTGGCACCTTCGGTGAACCCACCCGCTCCTGCGAACAGATCAATGCATTTCATTGTTCACCTAATACTATATTATTTTTATGCCGACCGGAATCAGCTTCTAAATCATGAGCTGCAGCTATTTGTTTTTCCATACTTGGGCCTAATATATCTTTGAGCTTTAAAAAAGGAACAGCATGTTGTTTCGGATTCCAAATGAAATTGGAATGTTTATGATCTAGAAAATCACTATAAAAATGACTTAAAAAATCTACTCCATCTTCATCATCTGGGGCACTACCATCGCAAATAGTAATACATACTTCTTCAGTATTAAATTCAATTTCTACAATAACGGGGCCTTTGGTAATATAGAAACGCTCTATACTTTCTTCATCGGGTACTCGACTAATAGTAGCGGGATAATATTCCCCAACTATACGTTCAAATTTGGGAATAGTAAGTGCTGTTTCTGTGACACCAGTTCTGTGACATTTAACACATTTAATATTGGTGTGTGGGCAATCTTCGGAGAGAGGTATCATAATTATTATCCTTTAGTATGTAATATCAGGTAAAATGGGGTACAATCCTTTTAATATCTACAATTGAGCAAAATTATGGCCGTACAACACATTGCTGCATATGATCCCCTGACAAATCGAATTGGAGTACCGCAAGGTGCTGATGAGTATGTAATTGCTAAAGTACTTAATTTGAGTGCAGACATTGTAACCTCAGGAGACATTGATGGTAGAACAGTCTCTGCGGACGGATCCAAATTGGATCTATTAACCCTTACTGGTGCATTTAATCTTGATGCAGCAAAAGTAAAGGTCGACCATATCACAGTCACCCAAGCAGTGGATCTGGATACAATGGAATCTAGGATCAATGCATTAAGTGCTGCGGTTGTATTGATGGGTGTATGGGATGCTAGTGCGGGTCCATTTCCAACTAGTACAGTAGCTGGTGAGTCTTGGATTGTTTCAGTAGCTGGCACCGTAGGGGGTATTCCCTTTGCATTAAATGACCGAATTGTTGCAATTGTAGATGGAGCCTCTACTTCAGTTTATGCAGGTAATTGGCACAAATTAGATTATACCGATGAAGTATTATCGGTAGCGGGAAGAACCGGCGCTGTTGTACTTGTTGAAGGAGACATTACTGATTTACAGTCATATCTATTGGCTACAGATATAGACAGTCGTGCTAAGTTGAATGCTATTGTCGGTGAAACCTTAATGACGGTAGAATTGCTGGATACATTATCAGAATTGAATGCTTTGTTTACCGATGGCACAGTATTAATTGATACCACGGATGCCCGACTTTCTGATGCTCGAACTCCATTGAGCCACACTCATACACATCCTATGACTAAATCGTATAATTTTTCTTCACGTACTGCTGCTTCTGGAATATATTATTTAGCTGGTTACTATACTGGACCTGCAGCCGATTTAAGTCTTACAGATGCCGGTCCAACAGGAACTCATGGTTCCGCTAATGCTTCCTATGCAGCACATGCTTATATGGTATTTGGAGCAGGATCCACCGATGGTACAAATATTACTATAACAGTAACAGGTACCTCTATTACTGATGCTGGAGTACGTACTGCTGCAGATAGTCAAATATTATATTCTGGAACAGTAGCAGCTTTATCTGTAGATCAATATATTGAAACCACTAAAAAGTGGATTGGGCAAATTACATACACTCTCACATCAGATGGTGTAAATTTCACATGTGATTTTAATTATGGTTTGGCCAAATATGATGACATGATGAATACTAATTTCACTTTACAAGGCTGTGAGTTTGTTGGTTTAGCGGATGCAAATGATAATGCGTTGGATATAGAAGTTATTTATCATAGTGTTGCAGGATGGACATACTCTGCTGCTGCATTTGTTCCCGGAGCAACTCCTTTAGCTCAGATGAGTGTTGATCATAGTACTGAGCGGGAAGCTGTTGCAGGTGAATGTATTGCGTATAAACGAGATAATTTAAATCAAGGCGTATCTGGTTCAACGGTTGAAGGAGTTGTAATTCGTGTTACTACAGGAACTAATAATTCTATTAAATATTTAAATGCTCATTTAATTGTTGATCAAACAATATGACTTGGGCATATTTTCAAGATGAAGTTGGAGTATTTCATCTTATCGATAATACTATTCTTGATAGTGCGGGAGCACCACAAACAGTCAATAATTTTATTATAGATTCATTAGGAGCTTTAGTACAAATTTGGTGGACTATACCGCCTTCAGATCCAACAGCTTCAGCACCGGATCCAGATGATCCAACTGTAACAATATATCATCAACGATTATATGAGGCTACAGATATACGAGCATTTGAAGCAACTGATATACGATTATTTGATGATTTTTGAATTGAGGACTTTAGAACATGAGTTGTAAAAAAACAGTAGCAGATACATACACACATTTACGAGGCGAGAAAGCCTTGACAGAAGTACTCGATTATTCGATTACTTATGCTAAGACTTTTGCGTTGGTGAGTCCAACTGATACAATTAATACAAGCACTTGGTCAATCAGTTCAAATGCAACCATAGATAGTGACTCTGATGATGGTACTATTGCAACAGTGTGGGTTTCTGGTGGGACAAAGATTGGTAATCTTATTCGTTTAGTAAATACAATTGTTACTGTTGGTGGACGGACTCATGTTCGAGTTTTGATTCTCAAGGTAGTTAATCGCCTGGCTGAGATTCCTGCAACATGATTAATTGGGCATCAATATCTTCTAAAGTATGATTAACTACATGTAGAACACCGGCTGTTAAATTATTTACTCGAGCATGGAACATGTTATTGCTACTATAATGCATTTCTTTTAAAGCTCGGGTTTCATTGGGTAAAGGTATTGGATGTTCTAAACGATACTGATAATCTATAAATATAGTAATTAATCGATCACGTAGTATTCTTATGTAATCTACTTCCTGCATTTGTTTAATAATACTCATAAGTCCGCCTTAGCGCCTATACGCTGTTCAATCCACATAGAAGCCTTAGCTCCTGTAAGACTACCGGCCACTGTTCCAATGCAGTAGGGAATGAATAAAGTGAGATCCATATCTCCTACAATAATAAGTTCTCTGAAAGTTAGAAACCATACTCCGTTAGGTAGTACGGCTGCTCCAGCATGATAATACATGTTGTCCCGGTTACGGGCCCTGGAGACTAAAGAGAAAGAAATGTTCTGGGCATATGCTAATAAACACAATGTTATCCAGGCTGTGAGCATGGTGGCATCTCCTTAATGGATTTAATTCCTACGTCCCCACTTCCATCCATTGATAGAGAAATTTTATATTCTGGTGTTTGTGGAAAAGCAGATAAATCCATATCATTAATAATATTTCCTATTGATATAAGATCTTGTACCGCTTCAAAATCTGCTTGAGTAAGCAGAATAGCTCCACACAAAGGACATGGAGCATTTAGTATGGCAGCATAATCGTCCATACCTACTGTAGGATCAGTGTATTCACAATCTGGTGCATCACATTTGATACCTGTAATTATCATTTCAACATTTTGTTCCATTATTTTCTCCAAGTAATTGGCAGCGGGAGTAGGATTTTCACCTACACGGAAACTCTCTAGGGCATGTTTGCTGAGGATCTGCCGATCTCTTCATTCAGGTTGCCACCCAGGTACCCATCTTTTGATAGTTTCCAACGAATCCCCTACAAGCTACCATGCCTGGTACTTGCACGTTGCAGTTCGTCGCGTCTAGTTTCGCCATCCCACTATAAATTCTGCGTGGACTCAGGAGTATTTCATCCATGTCTATCCACGACTATCAGATATTTTATGCCCTATTGAGACCCAGATTGGGGGTCCCGCAATTACCAATAGACACTTTGGGGCCATCCTTCAATGCACGTTGTTAGCCATCCGTTCCTCATAGCCCTAAGCTGGACAGTTTGCATACGGAAAATTTCAGGCTTTTATTGATAACGGTTGCGACCCGCATTCTCATCATCCAGAAAGCCATAACTGGACTATTGACCACATCATACCGAGGTATGGGGCAAATGGAGGGTAAATACGTCTCGGAAATTTCATCCGAGTCTGTTTTCAGGCTGTCTAAGCGTGGTTATTGAAATGTAGGTTCACTTATCATTCCGTGGCCATACCTATCTGGTCAGACCGAAACCTGACTCTATTTCATACGAAGCAACAGTCGCTCCTTCTCGAAATCAAAGTAATTTTTCTTCTAAAATTGTAATTGCTTCTTCACGAGTTCGAGTTGAAAAAGGTTTTACAACTTCTTTAACAAATGGATTATTTGTACAATCGTCTTGGTAATCTTTATGATCACCAAACCAACGTTTACATTGAATAGTTCCATTTTGATGTAGGTATCCCCACCACATAATATTTTGCATAATATTATCCTTTATTAAAATCTATTCTCTATTTTGGTAAATCCTTCTTTAACACAAGATAATGCTGTGTTAGAAGCTATACAAACCATGCCTGTAGGAGTTTTGAATTGAACAAATGTATCGTCACCGATATGGTATCGTGCATAAGCAACAGGCATATCCATTACGGGTCCAACAATTGGAGTTGTACTTGGTCGTTCAGCAGTAATTAGTATAAATGCTGTTGATGTTAAAAGTACTCCAATTAATATTCCAATGATAACTTTTAAAAAAGTGTTCATAGTTTATCCTTAACTAAAAAAATGTATAAAACCGGCTTCTATAGTTAAATAGTAAGACCAAGGTGGAAAAAATACAGCAAAAAAAGTAGACCAGAATCCATTTGCAAGGATGATTCCAAAAATCCAAGCAGCACTGGCAAATATATATCCTATTGTTTGCATAATTTACTCCTTAATATTTAGTAAAATAATTCTTCAATTTTAGAATCAATATTAATTAGTCGACATTCAGTATTTGCACATTGAACATAACTGGCATGTACTGAACTATCTACTAATTTGATTTCTAATTTTTCATCAACATATTCTGCGGAATGGATCCAAGTTTCATTAGTAATACGTTCAAATTTATGACCGTTACATTTTATGCAAGTTGGAGTATACATTAGTCTTCCTTTTTAAATTTAAGACTAGAATGGAAATCTGCTTCTGTTTTATCAGGACGAGGGGTCTTATAACGTGGTTGAAACAATTTAGCACCCTCTCCTTTTAATATATTTAGATAGGTAATTTCTATGAAATCTCCATTTTCTGGAATTTCTTGATCAGGATAAATTGTTACTTTACCAATTGGTGCAATTGCGCCTAAAGGATTACGTACACCAATATATACAGAACGTTTGCCTTCTACCTGACCAATTACCTGACAGGTAGCACTTCCTAAGAATTTATATTTAAGGCAGTTACCACCTGAATTAGGACGACCAGGCTCATAAATAGCACTGGCTTTCCGAATGACTACACCCTCTTCATTGTGTTTTCTGGCAGTTTCAATAAATGCTTTAAATTCTAAGATATTTGCTGGATAGAATGGATGTTCTACTTTTAGGGCGGAACGTAGATTGTTAGTATCAATACCTACTTGTAAAAATCGCATATAATCAGCACGATCCCGAAAAGACTGTTCTTTCATATTTACGTCACTGACTTGTAGTATGTCAAAGATCATTAAATATTTACCCATGTCTTCACAATCAAATTCAACTTTTGTAAGAAGATCACTGTCTTTTGGTACAAGAGCACGTAAAGCAGTCATGATTGGTTCTGAAACAGTAGTTACTAAACCATTTCTATTAGCCGGTATTATATCTGTATGAGTCATGAAAAGACCACGACGTTCACCATCCCATTTAATTTGCAGGGCAATATTGTCTACATTGTCCCAATAGAATTGTTCAGCTTCTTCTAAGGTTACTTCGTTGAGTAATTGTGGCTGGAAGTTTGTTTGTTTACCTGCATTTGAATTATCTGCAAATGCTGGAGCACTTCCGCTGATAGTGTAGCCTTTAAGCTGTTTAGTGTGGATCAATTTATCATAGATCCCTTTTGCTTTTTCATAAGGAACCGGTTCTTTTGTTTTGGTCCCTTGTGTTTGTGGTCCACCACGTCGACCATAAGCAAAATCTACAGTCCAACCAATATCATTTGTTTTACTATTTCGGCCTTCTTCAAGATGAACCATATATTGTTTATCAGAGGATCCTTGTTTGAAATATAATATTACAGATTCAGGCTTATTCATTAGCTAATTCCTCGGCTTTGTCCCAAGCTTTACGGGCATTTAAAAAGGCATGTGGATATCCAGGTACTCTATATAAATTGTAGAATTCTGATCGATGTTTTGAAGCAGGAATATGAATTTTAATAATGGATATTGTTTTTCCATCTCGTGTTTTTCCTAATAACTCTCGTTCAGAGTTCATTAGAGAATTCTCCAATTTCAATTCGTTGAAGAGAGCGAGCAGGTAGGGGTGTTAAATAATCCAGGATATCAATAATACTATCGAGTTTTATTGCATTTTGTACATCTATCCAATTATGGAGATCTCCAGGTACTATAGTGTCCCATTCTTTATTAGGAAATAAGGTGGCCATATCTAAATGTACATTTAAAGCCATTCGATTGTTTTTTGAGCGATGTAAATATAATCCAGTAGAAGAAATAAAAATAAATCCAGTATGATTAGCCATTACTATCTCCGTAATTTAATGAGTTTAGGGTACAATTGCATCATTGTATCTACTGATTTGTGGACATCGTAAATATCTTGGTCATTGATTATTTTATAATCACTGCCATCCATACGAATTCCTTCTTCGGAAGCATGGGCTCTGACAGGTGTAATTCCTGGCCTAGTTACATGACAGATTATTCCACCATTACCACGGATATAATCTGCTTCATTTTCAAAACGAACATCAGTGATTACTACTCCACGAGTAGCTGGATCCAATTCTAGAATTTGCCGATGAACAATATTTACCCAAGTATTGGTTCCTAAGGTTCTACGACCCCATTCAGTACCTAAGGTTTGTAACAATGCTCGAGGAGAATAACCAATGACAGGAATTTCTATTTCTTTATTGTCGTTTATCCATTTTAAATTTACATTTAACATTGCAGAAATCATTTTCTTAAGTGGAGCTGCAAATGAAAGGGGTGTAAAACCGTAATCATATAATAGATGTGTACCAATAGTATCTTTCCCAGATCTGGCTGGGCCGGCTATACCTACCATCTTCATGGTATTAAAAGGATTGAGACATAAATCCAACCTAAAAAAGCTGTAAACCAACCAAGGGTGTAACTCAATTTATATGTTTTTATTTTTATTAATAAATTTTCAATAGAATTAGTTAATAAAGTATTTACTACAGAATAAGCCCTATTTTCTTGGTTCCGTAAATATAGAATATCTTTGGTATGTAGTAATTGTATTGCAATTTCTTGTACTTCTTCTGCTTCTGCTATTTCAGGAACATTGATAATATCTTCGTGGCGTGTATTTGTGATCATAGAAATTCCTTAGGTATGTGAATACCAGGGATGTAATTAGAAAATTTAAGAATAAGATGTGGATTCAACGGAGCTGAATTTAGAGCAGCTACAATAACAGAATTACCTACTCGAAGGTATTCACCTGCTTTACGATAGTCTAAATTCAATTCTTCCATCCAATCCAGTAAAGCGTTTGAGATCTCTTTAGGGGTCTGAGGACGGGTAATGACAGGTATTTCGGTTAAAGTCTCGTTAGAAGAGCACACAGGACGTTCTAGAGGCATATTTGTCATGAGTTTTCCCTACTGATAAGAAAAAAGGGAGCAGATTGCCTGCTCCCCTTTCATTATTACTTAAATTAGTAAGCCCATTCAGATAAACTTACATTTGCCGGATCGGCATTTTCTTCTAGTAAACGAATGTTTAACCAGAGAGGTCCCGGTATAAAATCATTACGGAACCATTGAATAGCTGCCGTACCTGCAGTATGGATTACATGATCAAGACATACATTTTTATTGAAATTACCTTGTATAGACGAAAGAGACATTTCCACATTACGATAAAATCCTTCTCGTAGGGTAAAACCACCTCGATTAAAGGTCCCATTATTGTCAAGTTTTATGGAAATACCTGTAGTATCTACTCTAACTCGACCACTCCAGGGCATTAGAGGAAATGGTCTATTACCACCAACGAGTACACCATGACTAATTACTCTAGTGGCTGCTAGATCACTTACTGGAGCAATTTGTGGCAAATTAGGATCCACAATTGGACTTACTGCTGTATCATCAACAATTTCATCTGGAGTATCCTGTACAGGATCAACTACATCCGGAGTAACCGGATCTGGTGTTACTGTAACAGGATAATCATCCAAAGGAAAATCAAGTAGCAAAGCATCTCGTAATACAAGAGATTCAGTATCTGAATAGGTATGCGAGATTTGAAAGGGCATTTTATACCCTACCTGGAGCAATTTGACCGGCAGCAGCACGTCCAGCGGCTCTACGAGCAGCATTGACACGTTCTTCTGACCGACGAATGAATACTGCAGAAACATCCAGATAATCATCATCTGCTGCATCACCAAGTACGGGTGTAAGTACACCAGGTTCTGCATCACCAAGTACCATACCTTCTTGATTACTATCAGGACCAGGAACTGAGTTTGGATAGAAAGGGAAGAACCGCATTCCATTAAAACGACCAGTTACCCATTGCATGGTTTCAGGACGACTCCGATCAATAAGTAGAATAGTATCTCTACTGTATGTTCGACCAGGTACTTGTACAGCAAAGCGTGAATCAACGGAAGCAGCTTCTGCTTGTTCAAATTCATCGCCAACAGCTAAACGAGCAAGGTATGCATTAACATAGGCATTGGTTACAACACAATCAAAATCCATCTTCAATGACCAACCATTTCCGTCATAATCTGCTGGATTAATGGGTGCAGGGGCTGGAGCATCAGCACCACCAACCAGGGTTTGTGCTACCCCATTTTCATCTTGTACTATCAGTGTAATTAATTGCAAAGGCATTCTTTATCTCCTTAATTAGAACTACGGACAACCCGCAGTTTTACTATACTAGACTTTCTTACTAAAAATATCAATTATTTATTTTTCTCATTCATCATTTTTTGCCGTCATTGTTTTACCATCTTGGAATATAAGACGAATAGTATCTGCTGCTGCTTTATGTGCTATACCATCACGTTCTACTGCTCCGGATACACTTATACATCCAGCTTTTGTTCTGATTGTAATATGTATTAATGCCATATTTTTTTTATTCATTTTTTCCCATTGATTAAGGTCAAAGGATGATGCTTTTAAATTTCTCATAATATTCCTTTTAGTGCTGCGTCGAGTTCGTTAAATCCGCAATTACAAGATACCCCTGATATGCGTAAATCACAATTGCGTGTGTGGTTGATATATGGACGTACACGTTTCAGCGCGGATTTTGCTTTGTAGTACATTTCACGCCACTCAGTTTCAGCGTTTGTTCTTTGCCCCAGTTCGGTTTGCAGGGATTCAATTTGACAGCCTTTACAAATACTATGGCGCGGAAACGATTCTTCGTGTATGTCGCAAACGTTCCAATCAGTAATGTCACTCATTAGTAATCCTCTTTAAATTCATGGCCCGAAATTTCATCGGGCGCCGTACGATCAGTTGGGTAACGAGCCCCGGTCTAGAATTTGGCATCAATTACACAACCTAACTCCGGTAAGTTATTAGGCAACAATTTCCGGTATAAGTGGAAATTGATTATTCAGATATATTTGTAACTCTTCTTTTTTCTTTTGTTGAGCTACAGGATTCATGGTATTCACAGGCATGTAGATTTTACATCCGTCTGGTGTAATTCCACGAACATATACTTTTTTGGTATTGAGAGGTATATTTTCAAGTGGATTATTCATTAGAGATAAATCCAGTTAAAATATACTGATCATTCCATGTGAAATGGCAATCTATACATACACATTCTTGAGTACAATAGCCACTATTAATTTCAACAGAATTACCTTCAACATCATTTCCGTCACATTTAGGACAATTATTTGGACTTGATACATATTCTTTATTTGTTTTCATATTAAAATAACCTTTAAGTTATCTTTATGGATTAAAATAATAACGTATATATTATAATTGGTGGGCTAGGATGGAATCGAACCATCACCCTGTCCAGCAGAATCTGGATTTACAGTCCAGTGCGTCTTAAGCCAATATTCGCCTCTAGCCCAATGTTCTGCTTTTTGGATTATCTGTATTTTGTATACGTTGTTCTGAAGCACGTCTTAATATGTCTTTACGAAATTGGTCACAGAGTTGGTTAAGAATAGATTCACTTAAATCTCTTAAAGGATATTTAGGAGTTTCTTTGAGACCATCTTCTTTACGTCCGGATTTTGATTCGGCTAGAACAAAATTAGGTACTCTAAAAGGTCTTAAGAGAATGGAATGTCTTAATAAGGGATTCATGATTTACTCTTCATTTATAAGTTAATATATCGAGCATGTTCATCCGAAGTAATTAGATAAACATGAATATACCCAATAGTGGGGTGGTCATAAAATTCTTGTAAGAATTTAAGAAACTTAATTGCTTGCTTTTTATGTTTTCGCCAACCTTTAGGAATTTCAAAACCACCAGGAGTTCTTAATACAAACTCGTAACGAGTGACTGTTCGGGGATATTCAGGATGTGGCATTATTTTCTCCAATAAAGTAAATCCCGTTATTGGCCTCAGCACGGGATAACACTGGGATTAGGGCGGTAAGACCCTGGCCTTGTAAAACTTTAATATCTGCACCAAAACGAGCCGCGAACTTATGATTAATCGTGCCTTTCAAGGGTCTTACAGAATTATTAGTTAAACTAATCGGTCTATTAAAGTTTGTTAAAATTATTCCGGTGATTGGCACAGCACCGGTACTGCCATCTTCACAACTTGGAGAACCTACAAAACCAAAGTAGGTGTTGTGTAGCCAAAAAAATTAATGTGAGATTAGATGATGAGTACAACAAAGTTCTTCACAAACTTCTTCTCTTAAACTATGTTTATCTTCACGAAAATGGGTTCGTATATTTTCTAATACTTCCTCAGTATTTATTAATAAAGTTTTTAAATAAATACGTGTGTCTTCTTCTAAAGCTATTGCTACAAGTGTTATTTCTTCTTCTTCAGGAAGTACCATAGTATTTTCTACAATAATATTCCAAGTATTTTCAGAAAGACTGACAACAAGATATATCATACAATTTTCATATACACGACCATACATATGACTTAAATCATATGTAAATGTAAAAGTTTTCATATTATATCCTTTTAATTAAAATGGTGAAATAGTCTTGCCGAGCATCAACAAGAATTTGCTCAATGATTTGAGAGTAGCAACACTCGCAGACTTTATAAGTCTTCATAATCATTCTAACGGGAACTTACTGATCTCTAGTTCCTACTACTCCATTGCAGTCCCAACTTGCATGGGACGTACCCATTTTGTCCAGTAGTATCCATCCAGAGGAGTAGCGAACTCATGTTAGATATGCTGAAATATATGCGGCGGCTATTTCCGCATTCTCATTGAGGTCTGAGTAATTTAAAGACCCAACTATTGCCGGGTATACCCATGGTAGATACTTATGCCTGCCGACCTCTCACAAGCGGCGTCTTTGTGATATCTCTGCAGTGACTCTCACAGAGCATAGAAGCCTCTACACTTTAAGCTTTTCTAAAGCGTCAAGATATTCAACCGGACAGATTCGCCGGCCTACGTCTCCATACTTCTTATGCATGATAATTGCTTGCATATCTCGCATAGAGATGAAGTTACCATTACCCCAATGCCAAGTATCTTTTGGCGCCAGAGTTCTAAATTGTTCTACAATTGCTCCAGGATATTCTTTCTTTTCGGAGTGATGTAAATGTCCCATGTAAATGTAACGAAACCATGTTTCTCCCCACATTTCTGGTTCATGGGATGCCATGGTTAAGGCCATGCTATTTAATTTTGTGGTATGGCCATGATGTACACCAATCATGCATTTGCCCCATTGGTGATACCAAAATTTAGAGGCAGAACGAATGATTGTTACTCGAGGTTCATTTCTATACCAGGCGGATAGTGTTGCACTAAGCGCTTGGCTGGTATGTTCATCATGATTACCAATTGCATTATGTACTGTTATTTTTGGATATTTGGCTAAAGCACGATCGATACATTTGATCATAATCCAAAAACCAATCTCTTGTACTTTTGCCCAACGACCATCTACATCCAGAGCATTGCCGGCTTGAGCGGTTCGATTGTCTACATTATCACTATGAAAGAAGTCACCTAAATTAATAAGAATGAATTCTTCAGCTTCAGGAGAAATATCTACTAAATATTCTACTGCACCAATAGTGAGTCTTTCGGCAATTTCACAATCGAAGTCAGTTTCAGCTTCTTGGGCCCAGGCGTATAATCCAATATGTGGATCTCCCATAGGGACGATTACAGCGATATCTTTTGCTAGATCAGTTAGATCAGGTTTAGGTAGAGAAACGGGCGTAGCTTGCCCCTCAATACGTTCACATAGCCCTTCGATGAGTTCTTCCATCTTATTGGCTAGATCTTCAGCAGTCTTTTCAGATTTATACCAGGTTAATCGTGTATTTCCTTTTCCGTCTACTAATTCGGACATACCTCTCATATGATAATTTTCAGGTAACGGTCTTTTTAACCCAAATTCTGGAGCATGTCCTCTACTTGCAGCACGAAGTCGAACACGTTTAATTGCTCGATTTACGGTAGAACGATTATATTTTGTTGCAATAGCAGCTTTACGAATGCTGCCATGTTTAATAATTGCTTGTAAATGTCCTTTTTCAATTAAAGTGGCGTAAGGAAGTAATTCTTGATAGGTTAATGGTTTAGGCATATAAATACTCCTTAAGGTCTCGAATTATTTTACTCGAAACTGACCCGTAGTATGTAAAAATTTAGTGGTATACAATTCTGTCTTGTTCAGTGGTTAAAGAAATAAGTAATGTTTTAATTGCTTTACAGATAAAAGTTAATTGAATAGCTAAATTATTTTCAGTTAGATTAATAATTTTTCCAGAATCTAAAGTAATTTTTTCTTGAATAGTACTGTGAAAACCCTCAGCGTCTTCATCTAAAAAAGAACCAGTAAAATATTTTTGGAAACTTGCCATAGAGCCCATTACTTGTAAATTAAATGATGGAGCTACAATAAGTCTTGTTTGAATAGGAAAAGAACCACTTGGTCCTCTAAATTGTTCTGGATCCATATGTTGCCAATCAAAGCTCGGAAGAGTCGAATTCTGGGTCTGTGGTTTTTTGACCTTCTGTACTTTGGATTGGATTATTTTCATTTCCATGGCGAGCTGTCTCTTCAGTAGTAAAGTCTTGCATAAATCGAACATAACGTGCATATTCTTCGGTTATGCTACGAGTAGTACCTAGAATTTCACTTTGAAGTTTGCGAATATATTCTCCCAGCCGTTGTATCTCTTCTAGTAAATTAATACGAGAAGTATTTAGTATAACAATTTCAGTCTTCAGGCGGGAAATAGTCTCTATTGATTCGGGTAATGGGCTCATTAGTTCTCTCCATGTTAATTAATTTCGCTAAGCAATAAATTATGCCCCCGATTATAAAAACAATAGCAATTATTGGAGCGGCTATGATAATGGCTATAATTACCATACACCAACCTATAGCTAAAAGTATAGTTATCATAATTATCTCCAGAATAGGTCCCGGGCCATTCAGACCCGGGAAGTAAGCTTTATTCAAGATCTAAAGCTTGGTCATCTTCAGCTACATTTGATCCACCAAAGATTTCTTCTGTATCTGGTGTATTTTCAGCAGCGTCTTCGATTTCAATATCTGCATAGAAGCCATTTTGACCTCTACCAGCAGTAAGTTGAACACTTGTTTGCTTTTCAGATAAGGTAATTCCTTGGGCACCAACATATTCTAAGATAGCCCGATGAATTTCCGCTTGGTTTAAATTAATTTTCATACTGTCTCCTTATTTTGGACAATTTGTTTAATACAAGTAACACAAGCACGAATACGGCGAGTGTCAATGAGTTGTTGTTGAGAATGTGTTTCAGTTACTTCAGATCCACATGAGCAACGAACTTTGTACCAATGGTGTTCTTGGGAAAGTCGAATAAGAGTCACTGGATTAAAAGCCATATAACCAAGGTATTGGAGTATATTAAATTCTCCGGTTTGATCACCAATTTGAAATTTTGGTTGAGCACCTTGATTACGATTTCTACGAAAACGATTAGGTCGTCGTGGGCGTCGTGAAAGAGTCATAATGAATTCGTCTCCTTATATTTAAGATAACTGTAGTGAGCAATCATTAATGCGTCTGCTCGTCCATCAAGTAATCCACCTCTAGGACCATAAATATCTGCATTGGGATAGAGTTGTTTAGCAAACATTCCTATCCATCGTTTACGATATTTAGCTTTTTCAGTAGTAGAAGCAAGTAGTGGATAATTAAATTCAATTCCACAACCTTTTTGCCATACTTTTGGCTGAACATATTCAACATCTTTATACCAAAGGTGAGCTAAAGTTTCTATGAAAGCTAGATTACGTCCAAATTGAAAATTACTTTTTGCACTCATTCCACCTAAAGAATGTACATCTTCAATAGTAAGATTTAATACACGAACCATTTGTGATTGAATCCACAATGAAACGTGATTTATTGAAGTATATAAATTATAGGAAGCAGGAGTGTCATGGAAATCAATCCAACCCTGTTCAGGATCCAGGGAGCACAAGGCTCCCCGAGTTCCTGGGTCAATTCCTATAAATACAGACATCAGTCGTCAAACATGGAATCAATTTCACCAGCAGTTTCTTCTGCTGCTTCAGTACTTGCAGTTTCTACTGCAGAATCAGTAGTAAGTGCCTTGTATCGATCATTGACATAATCGGTTGAGAATTTATCAGCCCAATTATCCCGATAGGTAGTTTCTGTTTGACCAGCAATCTTTTCTGCAACTGACAAACCATTTGGATACAAGAATTTGCCAGCTTCATTGAATAACCGTTCATCATTAGTGGGGATCCAGTCATTACCAACCTTTGTATTCTTGTTTTCACGACGTTTTGTGATTGCAACTAATACAGGTTTATTTAACATTTCTGTTAAGCAAGGTACTGGAGTATTTTCTTCACTCCGGGAATCAAAATTCCACATTTTAATGATCTTTTCTGTGGTTTCCAAAGCAGAAAGCTTCTTTCCTGTAGTAATGATAGAAAGTTGATTGGCTGATTCCATACCTGGCAGTAAACGAGCTTTACCACTACGTTTATCTACGTAGGTATTTCTTCGACCATTTTCTTTATTGGAAGTAACATAGAAAGTTTCACGGTGAGTACGATTACCACCATTTTCTTTTAAATGGAGAGTTATGAAAACTGCTCCTCTTGCAGATTCGCCCATAAAGGCCATGTCTACATTCATGGGATACAAACCTGTATCCAATATAAAATTATTTCCAGGAAGGAAATCTTCATTTTGTTCGACATCAGCGCCGATTTCTAATTTATCAAGCAGCATAGGAATCTCCTGTTATTGCTGTAAATGCTGGTTACCCAGCGAGGATAAAATATCAGTTGTAATAGGCACGTAGTTTATCTAGTACCTGCTGTAAATCATTATCAATAAATATTTCTTTAATAGACCAAAGACCAAGAGGTCCACGAATGCGCTCGTTTACACTTTCTTTTGTAAGTCGAGTTTGGAATACATATTTAAAATCGAGGAGTTTTTCTTCTTCTGTAATAGTTAATAAAGGACTGTCACAATTTTCTAATACAGAAAGGGGAACTTTCTTACTTGTAATAACGTTATTGAAATAAGATTCAATACCTTGGTTCATGAGCGAACCTTTCACTTTTACTACGGTTTCTACTATATGATCACTTTCGTTTAAAGTGTCACTAGTATGCGCCAGAATAAATACATTCAATCTAGAAACTGATACGTGTTGTTGCATCAGTTCTTTAAAGAATTGTGCATAATCAGACCAGACTTTAAATTTGTCTTTTTCTGTAGCTTTAAGTACTACCTGAGATTCAAACATATCCATGAGATAGGTAAGACTATCAATAACGATAGTATGTGCTTTAGGTTGTTTCTCAGCTTTCTTAAATACATCAAAAACCTGGGAAGGTTTAGATACTGTGAATATTTTAAACTTTGAAGCAAATGGTAGTTCTTTTCCTGATTCACAAGCGAGATAAATAACTCCACTTGGATTCTTAAGGTTACGTAGACTTGCAGTTTTACCTGCAGCAGATTTACCACCAATAAGTACTAAATTTCTATTTGACATTTTTACTTCTCCGTATTAAGGCTTTCATTTCTGTATTTAATATTTTACTTACATTTTTTAATGCAACAGGATTTGCTACATCTCCGTGAAAATGTCGATATAAAGCAAGTAATTGTGGTGCAGATAAAAAAAGTAAACAATCCCATTTATTAGGACGTGTTTGATCTTTCATTTTAGCCATTTAAGTTCCTTTTGTGTGGAATTTTCGAGTAGCAGAAGCAATTACAGTAGAGAGTATTTCATTTTCATCCAAAGGCATAGTAAGTTTACTATTCAATTGAAGAACATTGTTTTGGATAGAGGCAAGATCTTGTCCCATATCTATAAGTGCATACGCATAACGAAGTAGGTGTTGATTTCTATTTCCATCTTGAGTGTTGTTAATGAACCAACGTTCTAATGCAGAAAGATTACCTTGTCCAGCAACTATTGCCTTGTGTTCTTCGGCTTTTTTAGTCTTTGGAACAAATTGTAAGGTATCTAAAAGTTGACCATCATTATACCAGTAATCTCCTTTATTTGTCAGCCATTTACGTGCTCTTTGAGCTGTTTGGCGATCTACTTCAAATGGAAGCCAATCATATATATTATTCATGAAATCTCTAAAATCTTTACTATCTAATTCTAGAGTATGACTAAGGGGTAATATGACACGAAAACGATGTGATTTAGAAGTATGTCTCTTAGTCACATGCATTAGGTATTTGTAATCGTTCAATAACAATTTAGCGGTATCTAAAGAGATACTATGTTCTACATCAAGACAAATAATATTGTATCCCGGTATTACATGGGCTTCGTCTCTATAGGCATCTTTAAGTAAATGATTTACCCAGTGATAGCCGGCTTTGGAAACTAAATTGTGTAATTTTTCAAATGGAACTCTATGAGCAGAATATCCAGTAGTGATGCCCTTGCTTGCAGATACAATGATTTTACTTAAATCAGTTTGTGGTACAGATCTTCCAGAGAAAAATTCTATCCCGTCAAGCACATCTTTACGAATAAAAATATTGTTTTTATATCCATAGCCAGTTGCCAGGCTCATCATTTCTCTTTTTTGAAGTTCTGATCCCTTATAGAAAGGGAGATCTTCTACAAGTTCAGCATGAGTAAGCTCTCGACCAATACTAGCAATATAATTACACAATTTAATATGTGGTCGATCTCTTTGCATCATTAATTGAAATGCTCTGCCGGAATGTTCAGACATTGCGATTGCATTTTCTAAATGGTTCATTTTTACATAACCAGATTTGTCAATAAAAGCATACGCTCCAGCTAATTTGGATACCTTAAAATACCGATGACATAATTCTGCTTTCCGTATTTCTTCATATTCAGATAATTGATCAGCTTGATATTGACAAGCTAAACGATAATCAAATAAAGCCATACTGACAGGTTTTTGCATACGTATTGTTTGATGAAATTGTGACTTATCTGCTAATAAACCTAACTGATCAGATAAAGCAGAGAGATATTGAATAGACTGAGGATCATTATAGATGTCGTAAATATCCTGGGCTGTTTGTCCACTTTTAGTTAAACGGTATTTACAGAAACCAAAGTAACATCTACGAGCATAACCAATATCTAGAAAATCATAGAATTCATCTTCTGTTTTGGATCCATTTAATAATTTTGTAGGAGTACCAAATAACAGCATATTTGTAGTAGTCATACCAAAGAGATCTTCACTTCTAACATTATCTCTAGTATTTTTAATAAGCTTTTGCTTAATTCGACCCACGTCAAATAATTCTAAAAAAGTGGTAAGTACTTCACTATTACCCAACATGTTGGAACCAATTTCATCTATTTCGAGGTTCATGGATCCAGCTTTTGCCATTAATAGTTTAGTACGCATTTGTTTTACTGCTGCAGTAGTTGCAGAGTCAAAGGAAAATAGTAGGGCACCCATATCTTCAAACTCTATCTGGGCTCGGGTAACTTCTTCATCTTCGTCACTTTGATTTTTTCTTGCACGATATAAAGCTAATTTATGGAGATTTCGTTCTGCCACTTCTGGAAATGTTTGATCAAGGAATTTACTACGAAAACGATTGATTACTTGTTCTTCAATAATAGCAATAGAGTGGCCTTTACCGGATCCTGATGGTGCTAAATTAATAGCATACATATTGATTGGAATAATCTGTGATTCGGCAATTTGAACGTTACATCTCATCATAGAGGCTAATTTACAAAAGAAATAAGAGACCATCAAACGAAAGAAGATAGGATCCTCATTTTGAGTTTTTTTCTGCAAAATATCGACAAGTTTATCCATAACAGGATGGAATGGATATTCTGAGTAATTTTTCACATTTATTTCTCCTAAAGTTTTAACAAGCCTTGTTGTATATATTGTTCGGCTTGTTTGCATATGGGACGAGCAGGACAATATTTACAAAATTTAACTTCACCTGGTCGTATTTTTACAAGACCTCCACCGCCATCTTGGCCAGCTCGAGTATTTGCTTCCAGGGAGCTGTTATACAATTTTGTAGCTCGTTGGGCAGAAGGATTTTTAAAATAGGCCCATACTGTAGGCTTCTGCCAAAGCTCTTTGGGTGTACAGGCGGGTATTTCATTTTCTTTTGAATTTAAATATTTATTAATGACATCTAATTTTGCAATAATGAATGCCTCTGTTTCCTCCGTTGATTTAAGTATAAGAGTGTGGGTTTTAATACTTTGTTGTGGATAATTTTTATCCTGGGCTGCCAGCATAACTTTCCAGTCGGTAAATAGGAATTCAACATCCATTTCATTATCTGTGATAATTTTAGGATTTAACCATTTATATATGGATCCTTGCCAAATATAATCTGTGTCTTTGCCACCATAAATCCATGTGTATGTGGATGTACTTTTTATATCTTTTACTCGACCTTGTTCCACGATGTCAAATTTACCGGAAATGGTGTAACCATGTAGGGTACGTTCAGTACGTTGTTCAAAGAACATGTTGTAGCAATCTGGATCTACGGGTAAAGGTGGATTAATACGAACTGTATCGATTATTTTTTTTGGAATATCCAGGCGTGACATAGTTAGTTGCCATATTTTTGGGTCATTTACCCAAACACCTTCAACGGCTGCATGTATGGCATTACCAATTTTTGAGGGAACCTCAGTAAGTACATCAATATCGTAACTAAGTTTAAGATTTGCAATACGTTGGGTTAAGATTAAACTTTTCGTTGGTTTAAGTAATTCTGTAGCAGAAATTACATTTGGTTTAGGAGTACGATCGTATTCATCTGTGGCAAGCCATACAGCCATTGATAAAGATAAATTTGCGGGATTAATATACATAGTGGCTCCTGTCTTTTCCAATACAGGCGCGGAGCGCCGTACTATCATTTAATAAATTGTAAAAGTAATCCAGAAAACATATTGGTCATTGTGGTATGTTGACGATGATCGTATACAAATATAAAGTCATCATAGCAATCTATTCGTTGATGTCTTACATACATTTCAACGGCCACTATTTCCCATAATTCATGACACAGAATTTCAAAAATTTCTTCTTCAGAATCTATCGTACTAATATTTAAAGTATTGGTTTTATAATTAAAAGAACCCCCGCGTATTTTATGATGCCAATTTACTTTAAATATTCGACTATTTACTTGTAATTTTCTGATACGTTTAAGTTTCATTTTGTATCCTTACCAATGCGTGAGAATGATTACATCCTCGTTGAGGTAATTCTGTGTGGAGAGTGTAGCCAGGAACCCAATTTCTACATTTCATACATTCATGGTCACCGTGATGTCCTCCCCAATTATGCAGAGAGGATGAATTACGTTTGAATTTACAGAAAGTGGAATATACGTCACCCATATCATCAATACTACGTAAGCTGCCATCTGGATTACGAGTATTGATCATGATTTCTTTTTGTGTTGAGTCGTACCAAAGGCTCTTATACATGAGAAAGGAAAATAGTTTCTACATCTTCATATTCAATAAGACCTTCTGATTTTGTACCAAAATTTGTATTACGGGCTTTTTCATGGGCTAATTCTTGTGCGATATACTTATTTCCTGCTTCTATCTCGAAAACTGCAGTACGAGAACTTGTACGTATAATTTCTACTGAATATTTAGCCATTAGCAGATCCTCCGACAAATACTTTCTATTACTTTTAATTGAAGATGTAATTCGTATAATGCTTTCTTTTGTCCTTCTATAGTTTTTTGTTGATATATCCAAGCTGATCTGGATGCCATTCGTACATTAAGTCCTTTGCCGGCAATATTTTCTCTATACCATTGTTGGAATACCATTAAGCGTCTCCCATTCCTTTCATAAATAAATAAAGAAGAAGTATAATAAGAAAAGCACCTGCTAACATACTAAGTATTATGGTTAATGGTAGGGACATTTAAGGTCTCCTTAATAGTTTTGAGTGAAGCATAATTAGGTATTTTGATTGGTGTTGACCAATCTGGATAGTAAACTTCTAATTGGGCACCTAAACCCACTGTAGGATGCCATATAGGCTCAAGATCGGCCCATTCCATACATTGAATGAGATTGTCATTCACCCATTTCATACATCCTAGATGATTTCTCACTAAGTAATATTGGGAATCATGAATTTGAGCGCCAGGAAGGATCCATTCTTGATATTTTGGATGAGCCCATACTTTTTCCATAAACATATTTCCTGAATATGAATTTAGTAGTCCATAAGATTGTCCTGTGGCATTAGCTACAGTTTTAATTTCTTTATAAGCTTCCCAGGGCATAGTCTTATAACTGGACAATACAACATTAGGGAGCATGGGTGTACGTAAACGTAATCCAAAAGCTAAGTCTACATAACCTTGCTGATTAGCTAATTTAATTTGGCTATCAATCCATTCATCTGAAACAAAATATAATTTATGAAATTCTTTTTCAATTTCTACTGCTTGTTTTTTAGAAAAACCAAAACTTTTTATTAAAGTTCGCCATGTGCCCAAATACGTGAGAGCAAATGTAGGGCTCTTAGAGTCCTGACGAAGGTCAGGATAGCGATCAGCAATAGAATTGATGACAGCGACCTTCTCAGGGCCTCTCAGAGCACTTTCTAACTCTAATGTAATGTCAGGCATTTGAGCCTTGAAATAAGAGTAGGCTCTGAGGCAATGTCCATCGTATCCATCAATGTATATGGCAAGCTTATTTGGGTCTTTTGTCAAGAGAGCAGAAATTTTATCTTCAAGAGAAAAATAGTCTGCACCCACATATAACCAACCATAAGGATCTTTTTTAAGACGTGGTGGCGCTTGAAAACAACTTTTAATATCTTTTGCAAAACTAGTTCCTGTACTGGGAATATTTTGTAGATTTGGATCGGAAGAGGAAAGTCGACCTGATTTAGTTCCGCCAAGATTAAAATTTCCTAAGAGATATCTCCAACCGTCTTTCTCCACACTTTTATTTTTAAATGCAGGAATAAAGGTAGTAAGGAGAATGTCTACCTCACTATATGCTAATAGGTTCTCAATAAGTGAGATTATTTGCATATTACCTTTTTTTGCTTTCTTTTCTCGTTCTAGTAGTTCATTAAGTGTTTTAGAATCGGTACTAGGATTACCTGATACTGTTTTATTTGTTATTGGTAAACCTAATTCTTGGAACAGTAGTAATTGTAGTTGCTTATTACTGCCGGGTTTGAATTCTATATGTAAAAAATCATCTGTAGTTTTACGTAATTTCTTTAAGCGAGCATTTGCTTTCTCAACCTCCAATTCTCGCAAAAATTCTACGAATTTTACGATAATTGGAGAGACTTGCATTGCTTTAAGAGATGTTCTACTTATTTTCGTTAATTTTGTTTCTATATTGAGAACTTGACCCAAGTTTAATGGAAGTCCTGTTAATTCCATTTGAGTTATGGTTTTAAGAGAAGGTTTGAATATATTTACATATACATCTTCTTGAATATCTTTGACAATCTGACGGTATTTTTTATATACATACCAGGTTGCACAAGCATCTGTAAGATTATATTCTAAAACTTCTGCTACAAGATATTTCGTAATATCTGATGTATCGATACCATAATTTCCAACAAATTCAAAAGCTAAATCTTTTAATCCAAGAGAATTACCTGCGGTACTGTTGGTAGCAAGATAAGCAAGTGATTTGGTATCTTCAAAATTATGAAATAATGTATGTAAACCTTCAAGCATACCGGCGGTATCTTCAGGGGTATACATGAATAGTTCCCAGATGAGAATCTTCATATCGAAGGTTCCACCATGGTAAATCATTTTTCCATTTTTCTTTTTATATTCAATGAAAAATTCTTTGAGCCAATGTCGAAGATGTAAATCACACGTCCAATTTTCATCGGATTGACGATCTGTTTTATAATCGATTGGGAAAGCAATACCTTCATGTTCATTCCAGGCAAAGGATATAGTACCTAAGCCTGCTTTATCTACTTGTAGATCGGCAGTTTCAATATCACATGTTAATTCATTGAATAAAAGTAATTTGCGAAGAGCTGCTTTTTGTTCTTTAGCTGTATAAGCAAATTCTACCTGTTCTAGTACAGTTCCTTCAAATAAACCAAAACCACCTGTAAGGTGTGATTTGATTCCTTGTAAACCTAGAGTAATTTTACTCACTATATCTGGATTATAGAAAATCTGTCTGGAATTGGGTAAATAGAAACAAATTTGTTCAGGCCAAATTGTTTCTACTGCGTAACTAAGGAATTGTTCAACTTTAGTTTTCTTTGTAAGGGCTTTAAAATAGGCACCATCACAACAAAGGATGGTAGTAACTCCTACGTCATCCATAATAGGTTTTAATTTGGTGAGATATTCTCTGGCTGCAGTTACTCCAATTTTATTTTTTGTATTATGTTCTAAATTAAATGCAATGATATCTTTTTTATTAATACCCATGACCACAAGAGGATTCACATAATGTTCTTCAAGAGTATGTATATTAAGATCCCGTGCGGGAACTAAAATAGCTATCGGTTTTACTGCAGAGGCATCGTCAAAAATCAAATGATTAAGCATTGGCGACATCCCTAAAGGCATCGCCAATAATAAGACTCATCATGACACGTTGACACATTGCATCAATGAGATAGTCATGTTCTTTTGCATAAGTTTGAAGTGCTATTTCTGTGTGATCATTCCAAATATGCTGTTTAAGATCTTCTGTCAATTCTTCTAAACATTGACCAATATGGGAATAAAGAGATGGTCCTAGTATAGTTTCTAATAATTCAAGGGGAGCTGGAAATAATAATAATCCAGCTAAGAAACGATTTACTTCGTATGTTTCTACATCTAATTCTGCAATATTAGAGGTTACTTTAATTAGTCTTTTTTCCATATCTGGATATTTATTGTGCATAGGAAGAATATTAAATTCAGAAGCTGTTTCAGATCCTAAAGGACCTTCACCAGTTCTTATTAGTTTGGGAATAAACCAGGCTTTACCAGCATAGTAAATACCAAAATCTTCTTTATTTCCTTTACGACCATGATAGTCTTTATTTTCTTGAATAATTGTACCTAAATTTTTATGCCAATAGTTCCAATGAGGTCGATATAATTGTTCAATAATAGAATTAATTATTGTTTCACGACAGGCAAGATTTGTAGTAGGGCGATATCGTACTTGATTACGTCTGTGTTGGCTGATTCTTCGCATCACGAAATACCTCCATAATAGCTAAAGGATCGTTTTTAATGTAACGTTCTTCTAAGTTTCCAAAGAGATGTATTTCATGACTTGCTCTGGTAACTGCTACATACATTAAACGAGCTACTTCGTGCCATTTATTGTTTTTAGCAATATCAGACACATCAATAAATACTTTCTTATATGTACTACCTTGTGATTTGTGTACAGTCTGAGCATGAATGGGTCGAAAATCACCCCACTCATTTTTAATTTCAAAGAATTTACGCCACAAATCTCGACGAAGATCTACATCTCTTTCATTTTTAGCAGCAGTTGCTGTAACACGTAATAAATTTTGAGTAGCTTTCCAATTACTGGGTTGAAATACTTTTAAAAAATCTTGTCCTTTGTGTGCTCGCAAACAAAGTTCATGACCTGGAATATCAAAAACAGTATTTGGTTCTACTTCGGTTACTGTATGAAGAGAATCAGTATTAGCTCTAACTCGATTTGAGAAGATGATAGTATCATTACTGAGTAAGATTTCTCCTGGAACAACAGGTTCGGTGTATCCTTGTTGTTTACGAAGCCAATTGTTGTACCCACGGACTCTATGATTTGTCCAAGCAAGGATACGAACATCGTCGGGTTCATGATCTTGTAAGAAGGCAGCAAGAATAGTTTTTTTCCATATTTCCTGATCTGAATAATGAGTAATTGCTGTACCATTATTTATTAATTTTGGCCATTGTTGTTTTGGATTATCTAGAATTTTCCGGTAATGTTGGCTAAATGAAATAATGGGAGAATCAACAGCTTGTCGTTGAATTTCAGTTAAGAAATTAGCATTTTTAGGATTTAGAAATACAGCACAAGTATTTTCTTTAATAGGTGGTAATTGATAACTATCACCAATAAAAAGAACTTTACAATTTTTGTATTCTCTTACTGCATTCCGTATATGTTGTAAAAGATCTTGATTAATCATACTTGCTTCGTCAATAACTAAAACACTATTGTTCAAATTAATACAATCATTTTTTGTAATAAGACGAACAGATCCAGTTTTAAAATCATTGTGGACCGCTAATCCTAAAGCGGAATGAATTGTTCTAGTGGGTCTTTGTATTATTGTTTCTAATACTGAAGCAGCTTTATTTGTGGTTGCTGTAAAGTGAAAAGTAATAGGACGAGCATTAGGTTGTACTAATCTTAATAGTATAAATTCATCGGCTACTAATTGAATTAAATAATTTACCAAGAAACTTTTTCCTGAACCAGCAAATCCTGACAGTAAGAATTCTTTTTGTTTATAATCACGTAGAAATTCTCTGAAAGCATCACATGCTGTATCTTGACTGGGAGATAAAGTAATCATGATAGTTCCTTGATTTTATTAAGTAAATTTGATAATATAGTTATTCAGGTTTATCATTATTGGAGTCAATATGATTGAATACGTCCTTGAGATTTGCATAGGCATTATCTACAGTTTTTTCGAGACCCAAATTTTCGACTTCTTGCTGGAACTTCTTTTTTAAATTAGGATCCTTTTGTAATACCTTAGCCACCTTTTTCAAGGTGTCTAAGGTAATTCCAGGTGGGAGTAATTTTTTGATGTTTGTTAAATCAATCATTTTAAATTTTCCAATATTTCTTGCTTCTCTTTTTCAATCATATCGAGATTAATTTCAAAAAATTCAGCAAGTAGTTTTTCTATATTAAATTGTGCAGGAGTCATATATTCTTGTTCTCTATTATAATGACCTAAAATTATTTGTTTTTCTTCTCGAAGCCAGGCTATAAAGTCACCAATTCTTTGACTTTGTGGTGCTATTGCTGCGAGTTTTTCGCATTCGGGATATAGAATAGGTAATTGACTAGAAGGTACATGGTGACAAACAGTAAGTTTTTTACAAACTTCACATTGTCCTTTACTTCCATTTATAGATTCTGGCCAGTTGTTTTTACGTTTACAAGGATCACAATAAAACATAAATTACTCCATATGAATAACAGTACCTTTTGGGGGATTAAAATCTTTTTTACCTTTAATGATCCAAAATATATCAGTGGTAATTTCACTAATATCAGGCATAGTAAAAAATCCATCAGTGAATAATAGTAAGAGTTTTGGATCCTCATCTCGTACATATTGGAGAACTGGTTTTACATTTGTTCCCCCACCACCATTCAGTATTGAAATGGGGAGAATATCACCCTTGGTATATATTTTGTTCATATGAATTTCAGTATGAAAAGTGATAGAACGGAGAGTATCTGGTTGTATTGTTTCCCAGAAATATTTTTCTTCAGCATCAATTTCATTTAATTCTTGAGAGGTAATGGATCCACTCACATCTTTTGCACAGATCATGTGACCCATACTTTCACTCTGTAATGTAGGTAAGTAGAAGTCAGGCATGTAGCGCTTATTTGGGCGTCTCATGCTGTAATCATCTCGAGCATAGGAACTCATGAAGTTTTGTAAAATATGTTGCCAGGGAAGCTTAGGGGCTGTTACTTGTTTAACAATTCTACCAATATGGCCTGGTATAGAACCATGATCTTTTTGCATTTCTGCTTGCATAGTTGCTTTTACAATGTGCCCAATTACTCGTTCTTTATGTTCTGTTTTAGACATTCCTTTTGGCATCCGAATATCTCGACCCATTCCTTTTGGTTTTTTAGGTGGCGGATTTTTTATAAGATCTGCATAGATTTGCATAGTGGACCAATTGGTATATTTTGGATCACAGTATGGATCAATGAAATGTGGGAGAGCAAAACCCATCTTTTTGAGCCAGAGATTAATATGATGATCTCCAGCAATATTATGGGTTTTGTTAATAAGTTTATTTTCTAATGCAATTTCAATATGTTCAAAAATGACATGTCCTAGTTCATGCATAAATACACCCACTAGTTCATCTGGAGCACATTTGAGTACAAATTCAGGATCTAATCCTAAATGAATAGCATCGGTCCAAGCTGTTTTACATCCTGGTTCAATAACTATTTTTAAATAGGAAAGAAGAGAACTGAAAAATACAGTACCTTTTCCATTGTTATGAGTCATTAAGAAAATTTTAGCTTGGTCAATTTTACGTTTAACTTGTGGATCCATCATTCATTTCCTATAGCTGCGTCGAAGACACTCTTGATTCTGCAAATATGGCACTTGCCATCATTGTGCTTATTTGGTGACTTGCCACACCATTCGTAACATTCTTCATGGATTATCCAATCTCGCACACGCTTAAGTGCTGCTTCTGCTTTTGCATGAGCACAGGCGGGACAAGAAAGAGATGCGCCGATTACGTCTGTTGCCGTCAGCCACGGGTGATCGTTGCAGATCATATATTGCGGTCTTTCCTCACGCGCCTGCTTGAGTTTGGCTTTGAGGTTTTTATATTCAGTAACTAGTGTTTTTTTACTTGCTGTCTCTTGAATTAAATCGGCTTGTAGGGATTCGTGTAGGTCAACTCTGATATATTCTGTTGCAGGTGCGTTTTCTTCATCAGTCCACACAGGATCTTGACACCATAGCCTACCCATTTCGGGGTTTTCAATGCTGTCTTTTGGTTCAAGCCAAATTCGTTCATGGTCATTCATTCTCTTTTTCCTCTTGTTTACGACGACACCAATTCCAGTAGCCTCTACGAGTGTCATTATTGGCAACTTCATATTTCCAATCACGTAAAGGATAGGCAGGATGTGGTGTCCAATAACTATGTGTTTCAAGCCAAGTATTTATTGCAATATACGACATAATTATCTCCGACGAACAAGTTCTTCAGTATTATGTTTAAGCCATTTATCAAGTGCTGGCGCTTTCATAAGATCAAAATTACGACCAACTGCTTGTCGTATTGCCACTACTTGGAAGTCAGCTCCTAAACGTTCTAAGAATTGAATACAGGGTTTTGAATTTGCTTCAGTCATATGATGACCAATGAGCCCGGTCATAGCGTGATGTACAGAAGGTTCATCTCTAATTCTGACTCCTGCAGGATCTCGTACGATATCTGCAATAGCAGGAATATCTGCATATACTTCGCTAAATGCATGAAATTCCCGGGAAGCACCAATACCTGTTGTACCAGCGAGTAAAGGCATTTTTTCCATAGGAATAGGATCATATGGTTTAATTAAATCACTGGTAAATTCCCAAGTACGAGGACAGGGGAAAGTAAGATCTGTGTGATTAGGATCAAATCTATGTAGAAGTTTAGGTCGATATTTGATAAAAGAATTTACTCTAAAATCGATATCTATTTTATTTGCCCAGAAGTGCCAGGTTTCATTACATACCTTAATAGGTAAATGAATTACTCTGGATTGAGTAGCTGTGCTGAGACGATTGGTAATGGCTTTATCTGTCATGAGATTACCAGCCATTGCTAAAACACATCTATCATCAAGTTTGTACATTCCAACCATACGATCCAGAAGAATTTTATATGCTGCAGACTGTACTAATAAAGTGCCGGCATTAAATTCATCTAGAAATAAAATCCATCCTTTATAAGGTTTACCAGTTTTTGGATTTTCTGGTAATTCTTTGCCTACGACTGGGAACAGATCCATAGGAATATAACTAGCGACTTTACGTCCATTTACTTCCCAAATATGTGGGAAACCATTTAATTCTGTTGGATCAATAGTACTTAAGCGTACATCAACAACTAGTAACTCATGGTCATCTGCGATTTGTTTAATAAGAGAAGATTTCCCTACTCCTGGACTGGAGATAAGATTTACAACTCGACGAGCACGGAAACAATCTCTTACTAATGGATATGCTTCGTCTAAATTGACAGGTAGCATATTGGCTAAAGGATCTACAACTGTATTTACTGTTGGGACAGGCATTATTCTTCTCCAGTAAAGAACTGAACTACACGTTTACGTACTTCTTGGTTAATACACTTTGGGTGGAAATGCATTTCTTTTCTATCAGATACTCCACAATAGAAACCAGCATTAATACGAATCATGGCGCCACCATCTACAGTATGTAAACGATTACCTCGAGGTGTTAATACAAAATCATACCCAATTTGTTTCATATTTCTTTCTGATTTTTTGATAAGAAATATATCGTCATCAGGAGTAATTTCTTCTTCACATAGATCACAAATTGTAATTGTCTCTTTCATGGTATTTACCTCTTGATGGTTTTAAGCGTGAAGATCGTGAAAACAGGGGTGTTTTATAAAAATGAGTTTAAGCTTTTATATAAAAATAATTAAATACAAGAAAAACTGATCTGACTCAGGCCGTCTTTACAGATAGTAGCACCCAGTTATCATGGAGCTAGCAGCTTTTCAGGACAACTAAATAAAAAATGGTGAGCAGTCCATAGGACCACCCACCGTAGGCGCGGAGCGCCGATTAAACTTATGACAATGCGTACTCAGAATTAAGAACATCTAAAGTAATATCACCCTTTTTAGGGTATACAACCTGTCTTCTAGCAATTTGACTTAATATTGCTTCTACGAGGTTTTGTTCAGTTATTGCAGCAAGACATTCTCTGTACATTTGCCGAACTTTATTCATGTGATTAGGATGGGCATAAAAACAATCGTGAATAGGTGCCAGGTAAAAGCCTAAAGCTTCTGCTTTTTTTGACATTTCACGACATATCCAACCATCTACACTATGAACGATGTTAGCGGCTAATGAGCGTCCTTGTAATTGTGCCTTTACTACTTCTGCACGATATGTAAAACGCATATGATTAGCTTCATCTATCTCTAATCCTTTGTCTTCCTTTATAGTGACAGGGATATGGACTACATGACCATCGGGCATAGCCCATTGGTAATTGGAAGTTCCAGGATCCCAAAAGGATTGGAAAAGACTCATTAATTCATATGGACCCGGTAATGCTTGTTTCATTGCATTAAAGAATTGATCTGTCTTATCACCAAATACTCGTTTTGGTACAGCTTGAGATCCATAGAAGAAAGTCATTACAGGATCTTTTACTATGTTTCTGGTAATTTCTAATCCTGTTTGTTTAACCATCATATTAGCAACAGCCAGGTAAACATCTTCTCGTTCACCTGTATTTACTAGATTTACTGCTTTAGCAGATGTGCGACAACCAGACATACAAGACATAATTTGGATTCCAGATGCTGTAGCATCAAGACCCATTATATGATTGGTAGGTTGTCCGGTAGCTTTGCTACGAAAAGCTCGTAAAGCCTTGGTAAAGGCTAGTTTGTTTTTCGCAGTGTTTGCTAAACTTGGTAAATCAAATATATTATTATTTACCCAATGAATACGATCTTGCCAACGTAGTCTATCAAGACCAAATTGGTTAGCAAGATCTATTTTTACATAGTCTGTTCCGGTGAATTCTTGCATTAGATTTCTCCATTAGTAATTTTATTTCCATACTTACGAAGAGCTTCTACCATAACAGAATAGGGAATTATTGCACGAATACTCCGAGAAGATTCTCCTATGAAAGAAATAGTATCAGGAATCATATTTCTTACTTTGTATTTTTTAGCAATTTTGGCGCCATATAAATAAGCAATATAGGATAATTTTCCATATTTTGGTGCTAAACAATCTACATGAACTAATTCTTGTACTAACCAGTTTAACCAGCCTTCTGTATAACAAGAATGCCAAATAGTATGGAAAGATTTTCCATATGCCCACTTTTGAGCTTGTAAACAAGCGCCTAAGTGCTGTAATTTAATTTGAATTTTCATTAGGTTTCCTTTTAAAGGGTTTAAGAATATAAATTTCAATAAGTATTGCTAACCAAGTACCCGCAATAGACCACCAATATGCTGGGTTATAAAGTATATCCACTGTATTTCTCCTATTAAATAGTGAGAAGGCAGTGTCAGTAATAGGAGAACTGAATCCCTGCCCAACTGACACTGCCTACGACACTCACCTGCCGTCCTTAACCTGGACAGGGCTCATGAAAGAGTTACCGACCTTTATAGAACATACGATTTAAATCTATATCAATACGTGTTTGAAAATATCTGGAATTATCAGCTCCTATATAATGTGAATTTGTTTTTTCGTTAGAAAAATGACAATTATGTGGATTTGTAAAAATACTTTCTGGATGATAGGTAGGTATATTTGTGGGTCTAGGAGCTTGACCACGTTTATGCCAAGCTAATTTAGGAATAGGGGTTAATCCATCACCAATTGATATCATACATCTCTCCTTAAGGAATTAAGATGAGAGCCCTTCAGTAGTTCAAACCCATACAATGACGGTCTTAATGACAATTGTGAGCGTACAGAGCTACTGAGGAGGTCTCAGAGGGTATTTAGGTAAGTATTTCGTAATGATCAAAATTTAACATTGCTTTTTTATAAGCATATGATTGGAAGTTGACATGATGACCATGTGAGTAGATTCTTCCACGAGAGTCATACTGCCAGGTAAGCCAAAATCTATCGGATCCCAGAATATTATATATTTTCCGAGCTTGAAGCATATGTTGTTGAAAGTTAGATAAATCTTCTTGTGTAACTATGGTAGCTGGTGGATGTTCTGTTTCAGCCATAACATATGAATCTAATACCCAAGGTATTTTAGCCAAAGTATTAAGAGTCTTGAAATTAAGAGCATCTTTATGTTGTGTATTTTTACCTAAGATAATAGGCTCATCAAAGGTATAATACCCACACGATCGATTGTTCGTGATTTCTTTGGGTGGTGTAACAAGAGGTGGATTAAAGAAGGTAGTATCTATCCATTCAAATTGAGCAGCAAACAATTGATTGATTGTTGGCCAATGATTAACTACTACGTATGGTGCTTCATCGTTAATAGGTCTCTCAATGCTGAATATACGTCTGGGTCCAGCACAAACAGCAATGAGTTCTCCAGCAGTTTTTGCTCTGTCAAAATGATCGACATGAGGCATAAATGTTTGGAGATACCCAATGACCTGTTGGATAGTCTGATCCTTCTTAGATCTGATAGTAGCGGCCAGTATAGCCACTATAATTGCTTCTAAACCGTTTTTATTAATGTATTGTTGCAATACATGGATTCTATCTTGTTTAGATTGGTAGTAGACACCTTCAAGGTAGGTACTAATCCGAAAGTAGACACCAATGGTCCAAGTTAGAAACTCTTTATCAAGATGAACAGCAATAGTACGATGTAAAACATCATGAATATTTCTTTGTGAGAATGATGCTTCCATTTCTTCTTGGGATGGCCTGGACATGTTGTTGCTCCTTTCCTATAATTTTATGTAATATTTCACAATTAGGTTGAGCATTTTGACAATCTTTACTTATGCCAGAGCAGCCTAATTTAATACATATGGGATGAAAGGTATTCATTAGAAATCACCATTAGCAACATGACATACATGATAACCTTCGATGCGTAGTTGAGTAACTACTCGCCGGCGATCCTCAAATATTGTAAGAATAGCTTTACGTTCTGAAGCAGTTAGATACATTCTTAAAAGTCTACCTTTAAGTGTTGTATCATCTTCTTTACAAGCTATTGGGCGCATAATAAGGCGACGATAGGGAATTGCATATTTATCTAACCATATTTTAGTAGCAAGTCGTTCTTCTTCAGGTCGACCCGTTAAAAGTATGATTTTATAATATGGAAATAAAGCTCTAAGAATAACAGCAATAGGTTCAAATACTGTATCTAAGTATTGATCCCGAAAGAAGCTAACCCAATCTTTCTTTTGTCCTTTTGGGGGATATAAATAATGTTCACGGTGTTCGTTATTAGCTAATGTTCCATCAATATCAAATATAAAAATACCAGGCTCATATGGCGACATAACTTTATCTCCTTATAAAGAAAGGGCCATTGCTGACCCTATAATTTTAAGCATGTGGAAGTGTTGGAAAATCAGGAAGTGGAAGTATCTTTACTGATTTTATAGCATTAAGTAATTTCTTGTAATCAAACGGAAGAGTTTCACCTTTCCAGTATGTTAAACCTTCACGTACAATAATCTTTCGTTTAAAACGAAGTTCTAAGGTACGAGTTTGATCAAGCCATGGAGCTGGTGTTGATAACACACGTCCAGATGCTGAAGTACCATGTGGCATACCAGCATATAAAGGCTTGGTAGCCCGACGTAATGGATTAGGTTTGAATGGTTTTACATAGGCTCTGGCACCCAGCTTACGCTTACGTCCAGGTCTATTGCCACGGAAGGCAGTATAGAACCGTTTAGATGTAGGTGCTAATGTCGATACTCGTGTAGGAATAGGATCATCTATCTGATAGGTATGACCTGTATTTTGGTATTGTTGTAAAAGTTTTTGAAATGTCTTTATAACATTCTTCATTCGTTTAGGTTTAGCTTGACCTTTCATGAGGTTCTCCTTTAATGATTAAGGCAATAATATTGTTTCAATAAAGAATAATTCTGGACTCTTTCTCCAGTCTGGATGAATTAGTTGAGCAAGTTGTTTGCCTGTGAATTTAAAATTATGTTTCAATATTGAATAACAAAGAGGTCTATAGTAACGACTCATACAAACAGACATTCTGGCAATAATGGGATCATGTCTTTCAAAGTTTCTAAATAAAACTTTTTCTGTTTGAGTATCAAAATAACCTTGACGTATAATATTACCTATCTGTTTACGATAATCAGGATAGTTTTCTTGTAGAAATGATGGGTATGGATATACTCTATTCATGATAAAGGTCTCCCACCAAATGCGTATAGCCAGGCCCAGCTTATAAGTGCAATGGATATAGGTATAATAATTGGAAATTGAACTACTTGACCTTTGACTTTATCTGCGAAACGATCTGATTCATTGTATAAAAAGAAACCAGTGATTCTTAACATAGTAAAGAGTGAAGCACTAATGGCACCTATCCAAGCAATTAAATTAATAAAGATGATTAAGTTGTTCATGATTTTATCCTTTAAGTATATTTTTATTAATCCAAGAATATGTTGAAAATGTAATACCTAATGTCATAATTATTAGGGCTATTATGTCTTGTAAGGTTTGGAGTGAAAGAGTTGGGGTAAATAATAAAATCCAAGCACCAAGGTATGTAGAAAGACCAATTGTTATGCATATGTAATACAACATTATTTTATCTCCAGGTTAAAGGGTAATGAATTTAGAAGAATTGTCTTATTGCCGGTCTTGTTCACTACTCACCGACCTACCCACAGCAAGTGCTTACAGACACTCGTAACGAGGCACAGATCGCAGAGTCGCTATGTAGCGTCTCTCCATCTTCCTCTATCTGTTTCGTATCTCTGTAAAGATAGCGGGATGCGTACAAAATGTCTCCCACTGGAATAAGACAACTCATCTAAATTCATTGATTATTAATAAATTTAGAAGAACTGTTTGCATTGTATGATACTGGTTCAAAACCAGCCTCTCTCATACCATGTCCACCGAATATTGAGCGCCGGTATCCGCACATTTTCAGTATTCATTGCCGAACAAACAGTTCATCTAAATTCACTAAGTTAAATCAAAGACCTTATCCCAATCGTAGGGTGATTCATGGGTAAGGCGCCGCAGTCCAATAGTATCGCTGCAGTTCATTGGTACTATCGATACTGTGCATCATATCTTTGCACCCTTGCAATACATTCATTCTTCAGCTAGTCATTACCAAAGGGTTTAATTGCCTAAGGAGAAACTCTTCACGATAGCCATGATATCAATGGCACTTCTCTAAGAGCACTAATTCATCTGAATATATTACTATATTGAATGTTATTCTTCTGGGTATGTTCGTAAAGCTTCTCCCAGTAAGATGTATAAATTTGCTGCTGCAGCTCGAGATAATGATATTCCAGTCCATTTTAAATCAGGGTCTTTGAATGTTATATCAAAATCAAGAGATCTTCGTGGTGTTTCTTCTTTATGAGAAAAGCCAGGTTTATATACGGTAAGATTGAGAGGTACTGCAAAATTGTATATTTCTGACATATAGGTTGAAGCATATTTTGTACTGTTTCGTTCTAATCTTTCGATTTCTATTACATGTGTCATAAGTTTATCCTTAGATAAAGTTTTTATTAATAATACCTATTAATGCTTGACCTACTATCTCTGCATGACAGGATTTAGGAGCACACCAACAGGATAAGGTAATTGTTTTCTTTCGTTTAAGAATTAAACCAAGTCTTATTATCTCGTCTTTTACCAGAGAGTTATTGGTTATCCATTGAAGATCTAACCAGGTCTTATATAGCGCTATTGCTTTGGGACGACCATGTTCTAAAGCAGTGAAGGGATTCCCTAATGGTGAGGGTCTCCCTACATAATGCTGAGGACCTACATGTCTTTTACAATGGACTATATCGATTATATAGTCAGTCATGATTAGCTCCTAATACCAGGATAAAATGAGTCCGATAATTGCTGAAAGTAGTGAGGGTTTACCCCATGTGAGGATACAAATGAGGGTAAGACTTTTAACAATTTGTACAGTTTCTTTTTGAGAAGGAAGAATCATATTATTTCCCAGGAATGTATGGAACAAGGTTATTGATATTAACTCGATTAATCTGTCCGCTTTCAAATACCATTAGTGGCCAACGTTTCTCACGAGAACCTGCTGTAGACTCTCTTGTAGGCCACCAGACAGCTTTGTAACATCTTTGTTTAGATTTCTTTGTGATATGACTAAACATGATCTACTCCACGTTCTTCAGCACGAGCAATCCTTCTGGCATGACGTTCTTTGAAAGTCTTACCACCACGGAAATGAAAACACCCAGCTACAAGTGGTTTACCTTTTGTTTCAAAGGTAATAGGCGGTTCTGAGTGTGCTTTACAGTAATCACATTGTTGGTTATGGAGCCAAGTCATGAGTATTCTCCTGATTAAGATTAAGGTTTAAGTAAAGGATATAATTTAGCTTTATGTTTTGTAAGCCATGTAACCATTGTTTGTGAAGTTATATACTCTCTTGGCATAAGAGGTAATGTAGTATCAAACCATTCTTGTAGTTTCTCTTTTTGATAAGCATTATCTTGCTTTAGTGCATATCTTCTGGCTGCTGTTTTAGATTCAAATATAGTTCCATCTTCAGATTGGTAAGCTTGTATTGTTTGTGGATATACTGACTCTAATTCTTCATTGATAACCTTATCTTCTGCTTTATTCATGAATACAGATATAGGTGTATTAACGATAGCATCTATTAAGAGCAGGTCATGAGTAGTTAATTTGTTATCATGTGGTAGCTGTATATTCCATTTTACGATAACGTTTTGAGGAATATGTAATTTATATTGGTTAACAATATCTACAAGTATTGTATGGATTCTATCTTGAAAGGGTACTAGTCCGATAAAGTCATGATTCCATTGTATTTCAAGAATTGTTATTGGATCAGGTTGTTTACAGGCTTTAATGTAATTTAATAAGAATTTCTTATTCATAATCTTTCTCTCTCTTTGGATTCACTCTATCTTGAGGGGTTACCCGACTCTCAACCGATTAAAGTCAAGAGCCTGGTAATGTTATAGGAGTTTCAGTAGGTTATAGCCAATGGATAATGTACATGTGATGATCACGAAGAAGGCGATATCGTCAGGGTTAAGATCAAGTAACCATGTAAAGAAATTATTCATGATTGATCTCCTCTTGATGTGTAAAATTGTCCATCTTCAGCAGCTCTACGAATATCAAGGTCTGAAGGGGTAATAAAAGGATATGATTTGTTTCTGTATGAATCACGGTATGGATTACATAACCAATGAGGTAATGCCATGAATACGCCGGCAATGATCAATAGAATGAAGACCATAAAGTACCAGTTATCATTTAACCATATACCTAGATCAATTCGATCAGCGCACATTATAGCAATGGCAGCAATAACAACACATATTTGAGTAGTAATGATGGTATCAGTAATTCTATTCATGATGAACTCCATGATTAAGGAAAGAATAAGGATTAAACGATAAAGCCTCAATCCCATATAACACTGTTATTTCCCGAATGCATTCGCTTATGCTGTGACTCATATCAGGAATGATAGGATTGAGACTTATCGTAAGGCTGCATTAATTTAATTTTAGGTGCCATAAGCCAACACACCTATTACATGCTAAGGACGCCTGTTCACGGGTTTCACCATTTATGGTTATTAAGCGATTCAGGGCTTCGATCCACTAAGGACTAGCATGAGCCAATCTCCTACATTCAATAGCTAGCAACTATTCACAGAGGTATCAAATGTAAGAATGCAAGAGATTGGGTGATGCCAGGTTATGACTTGTCAATCGTTTCTTTAGACTTGTTACGACCTTTAGCAGGACGAGACTTCACTGCTCTCTTGGTATAGAGAGGTTGACCAGCTATTTCCTGTTTGCGCTTTGCTTCATAGGTATTGAGGAAGACAGT